GCTTAACTGACCATTTACGTTGTCATCTTCCATCCACCAGCGAAAAACGTCCACGCCGGTCTGCCAGTCGCACTGCAAACCTTTTACTTTTCTGATATTAAGCATTCGTTCAAACGCTGAGATGTACATTTTTTCGTAGGCAGGCCAGCGCATAAACTCGCGCTGTCTGCCCCCCCTACCAGCCATTGGACAACCGATGCAACCAACACGCTTCTGCCCTTCGCAATACAACGGATTGATGGGCAAGTGTTCGCTGTGCGTGTAGTCCCACACATCATCGTCAGACCAGTCCACAATCGGATTGACGGTCATCTTACCTTTAAGGTTGCAAGTCTCGAACAGTTGCCGTCTTTCGTCATTGTCATCCATGAGGATGATGCGCTTCTCTTTGTCTTTGTGCATCAGCTCCATCACGCCACGACTGTTTTTGCGCCGTGCAGATTCTGCCCACCGAACGCCTGTGGCAATAAACCGATTCTTTCCCGTGTTTTCCTTCAGAACATCACAGCAATAGCGCACAAGTCTTGTCGGCGGCATCAGCTTTTGCGGAATCAGCGTCCACATGGACACAGGCTTGTCCTTGTATCGTGGCATGACGATGGAGCATTTGATTCCACGTTCTTCCATCGCCTTGAACTGCTCACGGATGAAATAGACCGTCTCCGGCGCATCTGCGGTGGTATGGCTGTTGACCACCTCGAAGTCGATTCCTGCACGTTCAGCCAGAGCCACAAGCACCTGTGAATCCTTGCCGCCAGAGTATGTGACCATGAGCGGTTTCTTGTACCGATGCTCGGATAGCCGTGCAGCGTCCTGCAACCGTGCGATAGCAAGTTTCTCCTTATCCATCAGCTCCACCTTTCCCTCAGCTCTTTTTCGACCTGCTCTGACTTTGCGGTGATGTAATCTGCAAACTCGTCAGGGGTCATGTCCTCTTCTTTGAACTTGCCGACCATCTCCCAGTATCTGTCACCAATGCGGATAATCTTCTGCACCTGTTCATCTGTCAGGTCTGCATCACACCGAAGGTTCTGAATCAGTGCGCCCCATGTGGCGGCGATGCCATCCAGAGCCATGCGAAAGCCATACAACTGGTTTTGCCGTGCGATTTTGCGGAGGTTGGTCGGCTTGACCTGTTTGCCACACAGGGGGCAGTTTCCAAATTTATTCATCCGATTGCTCCTTGTCAGTGGAAAGCTCAAACGTGACTTTTAGCGTTTTGCCACCACGGACTTCCCATGCCTTTTGAATTTCGGTCTTGTTGTCACGCATCATTTCCGTAATGAAATGCCCCATGACCGCCGTAATCGCTTCATCGGTCACATCTGACTTGTTGCGCCACATCTTCAAGCCATCTTTTCGAGGCGGTGCCATCGTTCCTGCATAGATGTTTCCAAACATTCCATATCCAACATGATATTCAGCCATTTTTATTCTCCTTTGCTTCAAGGCGAGAGAGCCAACGTTTGTATTTAGCATCCTCAATTTCAAGCTCTGCGTCCCAAAATTCGCTTTCAGATTTGATGTTTGCGCCAAACCAAGAATCGAACAGGGCATCAATTGCATTTGTCACATCTGCAAATTCTTCCATCAAATTCGCTTCACACTCTGCAACGCTCTTCGGTGTTGGGTTCGTACCGTCCAGCGCACGGCGCAGCTTCAACGCAGCTTGTGCCAACTCGGATGCTTCTTCTGCCAACTGTGCCAAGATTTCCGTCTTGGGCAGAATGTCTGAAACTTTCTTTTGCATCGTTTTACCTCTTTTAGTAGTATTCAATTTCAACTAACGATGTAGACACCAACTCAAAACGTCCATCTTCCAGAGGGATGCAGAGTAGCTGATACTCACGCTCGGCAGATAGCTTCGGGTCAGGCAGAAGCTCGCTGAAGTCCTCCACGGTGATGGTATATTTCGGATGCCGTTCGCTGCCGTTTCCAGCATGGTCGATTTTCGGGGAATAGACTGTAACATGGTAGCAAGGGTGGTCAGCAGTTTCAGTTTTAGTTTCAGCATCATCAGATGTTGAACTGCAGGATGTAAATAACAGTGTAAGCGTCAGCGTCACAGTTGCTATTACAAAGCAGATAAAACGATGATTACTCATTTTTGTTCTCCTTTCAGCCAGTCGTTCAGCTTTGCCATGCAAAAGGGGCAAAGAACGAACGACCTGTCTGGCGAGCATTCATAGCCACGTTGTTTGATTTTCACTTTTCGGATTCCGTTCGCTTCGTCGTGCCACGAAAAGCACTCGCCGCATCGGTCGCAAATCGCAACCTCAATATCATCGAACCTCATTCTCTTTCTCCAATCTCTTTAGCAGCCCATCCACGTCATACCGCCAATGGACACGCAGCCTTTTTGCTTTGACCTCTATCCCCTCTTGCTCTGCCCACTGCCAAGGGATGCTCTTCCTGCTCTCGTTGTAACGGAACGCCAGAACCTTGCTGGCTTGGATTGCAAAGGTGCGGTTGACCGCCCTGTAATTGACTATCAAATGGGCGGTCTGACCGCTATACCCCATCGCATCCACCATGTCAGTGATGTGCTTTTCCTTGCGGTATTTGCACTTTGCCTTGTCATACTTGCCGAACACCTTTTCCAGAGGGATAGAGGGCGTTTCGATGGTTTTCAGTTCAAACAAGTGGTTCATCGGGTATCGGTACACAAGGAAGTCACAGATGTTGTCGATGGAAAAGGACAGGTTCTCGTTGCCGCCGTAGTAGGTGGCAGCACTGTCTTTCAGCCGGTAGCACCACGCATCGGACGGGACGGATGCTTTGAAGTCTGCTTCAAACTGCTTGCCGGTGTTCATTCGTTGTCTCCCGGAATTTTAGGAATCAGCATCCAGAACTTGACTGTTTTTCTATTGCCAACCCACTTTCCGTTTGAAAACTTGTTTTTTCCAATCAGATTTTTCCATTTCAAAAGATCGTAAACAGCAAGATAAATTCCATCTTCTTTCGGTTGTTTGTCCTTTACACTTGTCCACGCAGTTGATGGAGCGTTTTCAAGCTGTTCGGCAAGTGCCAAAACAAGGTCAGCAGCGCCGTCAAGGGCAACTCCTTTATCGTATTCAGAGTAAATCCCGCTGTTCATAAGCGTTTTAGCTTCGGCTTTTTTACCGTTCCCGCTTTTCTTCCACGCTTCAATAAACGGCTCTACGTCAACAAGTCTCATCCTCGTTCACCTCTAAATTCACTTCCGAGAAACCGCTTCTTGCCTTTTTCCCGGTGCTTGTCCTCATAATCGCGGTGGTACACGCTCTGGCTGTGGTTCAGCTCATACACGAACGCCTTGCGTTCCTCGAAGTCTTTCTTCTCTGCCTTGTACTTCTCGCAAGTGTCGTGGCAGGCTTGGTGGCGCGATGTGCAGTTTAGACAGCAGGTAATCATCTTTCCAAACGCCCGTCCAGCCAGATAGCGCAGCTCTTATATAAGGTAGGCGGTCACGGATTACAGGTCAGAACGGCAGGTCATCCACGTTGCCCTCAATTACGGAAAAGTCGCCAGTATCAGGCGCGGAGCCAGACCCACCAGACAGCGTTTTCTTCGGTCTGACCTCATAATCGCCGGAACGAATCTTATCCACGCTGGTAAAGCGGTCAACGACCAGCTTCGTCTTGATGTTGCCATCGTTGCCCATGTATTCTTCCTCACGGAGAACCACACCGACCAGCTTGCCACGCAGGGTCTTTTCATCGTTGTTGAACTTGTAACCGGGATTGGACTGCTCCACAGCGGTGATGAAGCCCTTGAAGAACGGCAGCGCCTTTTCCTTGTAGCTCTTGATGGTTTTGCCACCCCATGCCCATTCGCCCGGATTCAGCTTGCCACATTCGATAAGGGAAGCAGTCTGCTCACGCCAGTAACCCTTGAACTCGCCCTCTGCGACTTCCCACTCGATGTTCAGGCGCTCCTTTGCGGGTTCGTCCGTTGCCTTGCAGATACCGGCAACATAGCCGTCAACAGGCAGTTCGGTGGCTTCCTGCACGTCATTCCAGTTGATGTTTTTCATCTGTTACTCTCCTTTGTTATCCGGCTGAACCGGGATGTTGTAATACTCACGGATGGTCTTGTCTACGGCAGCGAGGTCGTTCTCGATCAGCGCATCGTTAAACATTCCAAGAGGGGTTTTCACGGTGTCCATCCCATCATTGCGGGTGCTGAACAGGTATCGCCCATCCTGCACAACGGTTTTCAGAACGATGGTAAAGTACCCTTCCACGCAGACCTTCTCGTCTAGCATTTTCCCAACAGTCTTGAATTTTTCTCCACCGTTTTCTCCACATTCGCTGTGACCGAAAAAGTAGACCACAACATCGTCCGGCAGTTCCTTCGCCCGCATCAGCAGAGCGTTGAAGTTAGCTGCCATGTCGGTAAACTTCTGGTATCCGGCGGCCTTTGCGTTCCGCATGAATTCGCAAGTCATAAGATAGGTGGCATCGTCAATGACGATGGACTTACGCTTGGTGCTGTGGATTGCGGCATCAATCTTGCCGTAGTCGTTGGTGATATAGGTTTTCATGTTGCTGCGGAACGGTAGCGGCTTGCCAAGCACGTTGATAACCGCAACCTGTTCCGGGTCAAAGTTCCGAAGCGAAGCGGACTTACCGCTGCCGGAGTGACCGTAGACCATTACTAATACTGCCATTTTCTTTCCTTTCTTCGGCTTTATTAGGCTTCATTGTTCTTACTTTGGCTTAATACGGCTGTACAAAATCAACCAGCCATCAGTTCTGCCAGCTGCGCACGGAGGTCTTTCAACTCCGCTTCCCTGTCCTCGATTTCAGACTGCAAGTCCTCAATCTCAGCCATACGGTCAGCTTCTTTGGCTTCTGCCATCTGTTCGTTGGTCATAAAGCACACGCCGTCCTCCGGCTCGATCATGCCGCCGAATCTGTCAAGGTTAATCATCTTTTGGTCTCCCTCTCTTACGTTCCTCTTTGATTTGCAAAGCACTGTACCACTGGTCTTTGTCAATTTCGATGGTAGACCACCGGTGGTTACAGGCAATGCACTTCTTGCGGCGAACAATGCTGTCATGGTCTGACCGGCTGTCAATCGTTGTAATGTTGTCGCTACCGCACACTGGGCATTTCACCGTACATCCCTCCACTTGTTAGTATGAGCGGGAATGCGGTTCAGCTTCCCCATCCGTTCGTTATCTTCATGCTCTTTTTCCGCGCTCACTCCAAGCGCGCACAAAACCAGGGCAGTGGCTAGTAACATCAGCGAAACAAATGCCCATCCAAGCATCTGTACTGTACTCTCGCATCCATTTATTGTATCGCCACAGCTAACGGCTACGATTGCGGCGACGATACCAAGTATGGTAAGCACGTTTCCTTTTACGGTTTTCATTTTGTCCCTTCTTTCAGAATGATATCGAATAAAAATGGTTTGCTTGCATCGATCACGATTATTGCATTTAGCACTTTGGCTATTTTTGCAAGCGTATCAGCCTTAACGCCCGTTTTGTACGGCGCTTTATTCGGACTTGTTATGTTGTATATCGTTGGGGCCGACACGCCGCTTTTACGGATAAGCTCCGACGCCTTCATATCACGTTCTTCAAGGGCGGCTTCCAGTGTCATGCCTTTTCCTCTGTGTTCTTTGGTTCTCTGCGTCTGAAAATCCAACCAGTTGTCATCAAAGCGCCAGCACCTATGATGTACCATGTCGCCTTAGCTCCGACCAAAAGCTCGATGTGATGCACCAGCCAGAAGTTCAGCAGAAACACTGCGAGAATAAACGCTAAGACAATGCCCCAGATCAGGGCGATTTCTACAAATACTTTCATCTTTATCCTTTCTTCGAATGCGTTTCAGCCGTTCCTTTTCACGGCTGTGCCAGCGGATTTCCCGCTGGCCGTAGTATTTACCATTCATAAGTCAGCTCCCCTGTTGCAAGCATCTGTGACACCTCACCGTAATGCTTGCCCATTTTATCAGCAAGTGCTTGAACTTGTCCTATGGATGGAATCTTTTTTTCTTCCAATGCTTTCTTATTCAGATTTCGTTCTTTTCGTATTTTTTGATGTTCTGCAATGCTTGTAAAAGAAGCTTCTTTTGCGCATTCTTTATGATACTTTTGAGCCGCAGACGTTTTAATCATTGGCTCTCCGCACCATTGGCAAGTAGTTTTTACTGGCACAAATCTATGACTTTCTTTCAATACTTTTCGTCTTGCTTTCTTTTGCTCCAGCGAAACTTCCCTTTTGCAATCTAAACAATATTTTTTTGTAGGATTTACTGAGCCAAGTAGAATGCCACAGCGCTCGCAGTATTTAATTTCCATGCTGCATCTCCTCTTTCAGTCTTTCTTCTCTGTTGTGCCGTTCAAAGCACTGGTTGATACATTTCTCCATCCACAGCACCTTGTTGGCATCGTTCCGGGACACGCCAGCGGCCATCGCAAGCTTCAACCTGCGCTTCCGGCTCGGCGCTTTGTAAAAGTACATCACCAGCACTCACCAGCCTTATCTGTGATGAACTTCGGGACTTCCTGACCTGTGGCAACGCACAGCGCAACTAGTTTTTCGACCCAGATGTCAAACAGGCTTTCTTTTGGCATATAGCACTGGCCAACACAAGGCTCCTTAAAGCTTTTCCAGATCGTCAGTCCGACAGCGCCATCCGTGACCGTCCATACCATACTGTAGCCTTCATTGCACAGGTTGTACAAAATGTCTCGCGCTCTGCTTTTGGCTTCATTGATTTCAAAGGCATCCCAGCGCTTTTTGCTTTCCTCGTAGGCTTCCACCGCCTTGTTAATGGCGTGGTGCGCTTCGTTCGGGTGTTCAAGGTCTACCTTTAAGGTGATGATCTCTTCCATACCACTCATTTTCCCTCTCTTTCCTTCAACAGCTCTTCTAGAGCTTCTTTTACCTTAGCTTCCGCATTTTTAGGCTCACGCTTACCGTTCAGGATTTTTCCTAAGTATTCCGGTGCGCATCCCATTTTTGCAGCAAGCTCTCTGATTTCGATGCTGTTAACGTGAAGCGTTCCCACAACATCGCCTGTCCACTTAGGAAGCAAATTTTTTCTCCTTTCTTGTTCTAGTACTTGAACTTTTTGGAAGAATATGATAATATTATGGTGTCAAGCAAAAACATTATCGAACGTTCTTCTATTTGTTCAAAGTCTTTAATTTGTTCTACCGATTGAACCCGGTAGCCTTATTAAAGCACAAGCAGTAGAACTTTTCAAGTGTTTTTGTTCAAGTGGTAGAACTTTGTCATCTTGTACAAACGCTGGAGGTATGTTTTGTGTTTTTTGACAATTTCGTAAGGCTATGTGAGCAAAAGGGAGTAAAGCCGTCTCGTGCTTTGACTGAAGCTGGCGTTCCGAAATCTGCTTATAGCTATTGGAGAGCCGAAGCAAATGCAGGGAACGATGCAAAGCCGACCAATCAAAATGCCGTTAAGCTAGCACAGTATTTCAATGTTACGGTCGACTACCTTCTTACTGGCAATCAAAAAGAAAACCCGCCCCAGCAGCCGCAAAGTGAAGTCAATGCAGCAGTGGAGCGGATTAGAAGAAAACTTGAATCTATGCCGAAGGAACAGCGTGAAGCTCTGATGAATCTGATCGAGAAGATGTAACGTTCATGCCCGGTAAAATAAGAACCCCTTGTGCCGGGCTGGTATAGCTCTGCGCAAGGGATTTTTTGTTATTCTAGGTCTAGTGCTTGCTCCGCTGCCGGAATCTTTTCAGGATGTTCCAGCAACCATGCAATAAATCGGTCAATCTTGGCTCTTTCCTGTTCACTCATTGTGGCATATCCTTTCGATCGGTAAGTACGGACGTTCATTTGATATGATTATACACCTTTTAGTTGTCAAGTCAATACATTTTAAACAACTTCGTAAAAATTGAACGTTTTCTTCGCATCCATTACTTCACATCAGGGAAGCCAAAAATTGCGATAACAATGATTAAGAGCCACATTAAGTTTAAGTTACCCTTTGCTTTGTAACATTCCGTTGAGTATGGAACGAAAAGGGTTATCCGGTAAATCGTCCAGCACATCTGCTTTGACGAGAGCGTTTGTGCTGATGCTGTGCGAAACATTGTTTAGCTGCACAATGGCATCGTCCAAGTCTTTTACGGTTGCTCCACGCCGTTCCATTGACTGGAGGAAAGTTTTCACTTCTTCAAGAACGACAGGGTTCTCGGCTTTATAGAATCCATTCGTAAAGTCCATCTTCTTCTCCTTTCACAGTTCCACAAGCTGTCCGTCAATGCGTTCGATGCTATCTGCCGGATCGCATCCATTGTCTAGGGCGGCTACGGCGCGTTCCAGAATGTTTTTTGCTTCTTCATAAGCAGACTTGTCAGCATCGTTGTTCGCGAGGTTGTAGACCAGTTTTAAGGCGGTCTGTCGAGCATAGGGAATAAGCATGGTGTCAATCTGGTTCATACACTAACCCTCCCACGGTTTCGGCGTTTTGTTTTCGTTCGGTTCAGATGCGGGCATACCATCAATAATAATCATGTTGTTACCTCCTGTTTCGTTGTTTTTTTCGATGGTACAGTTATAACACAGGCTGCTGTTGGTTCTCCATAGCAGCTTTTTCCATTTTTTGGCTTGTCGAATCCGGCAGTTTTGTCGGATTTTGTTGAAAGGGTGAGAATTTATGGATGAGTATTTAGTAAGAACAGCCAAAGCATTAGAGATGGCTCGAATGCGTTCCGGCTTGAGCCAGCAGAAGTTGGCAACACGGATGGGCGTGAATCGTGGCACAATAGCAAATTGGGAGCAAGGTCTGGCAGCCATCTCCCTGCCGATGGCTATGCGCTGGTTCACCTGCTGCGGCGTATCGGCGGCTCGATACATAGACGTTTGCATTCATCCGGGACTACTTGAACACCTTGAGGACGACCTTTCCGATCTGGAGAAACGGCGGATTCTCATAGATGCTATGATGGAATGTTCATCCTATGAGATAGATGCCCTGTTATATATCCGGTACGGAGATCACGGTTCAGACCACATCGGCGTGCTGACGGAGATTCTAGCAAACCTCCACACACCGTTGAAGGACAGGGTTGCTGTCTGCCGGATGGTGTCTGGTAGCTATGAGATAGTGCAGGCTACCGGAACAGACCCAGACCCGAACGGTACCGCCCCAAAGATGGAGATTCTCTATCAGGCACAGGACGCCGGAACAGAAGCAGCCATGAAGTCCAACGATTCCTATACCGTGAATCCCAATAATATAACTGGATGATTGTCGAATTATCGAAGTTTTTACGGTATACAGGGGGACGTGCTCCACTTTTTGTACACAATAGGCCTGTTATAAATATGGTTTTGGGTTGTCATTTTGTCCCCCATAGAATCGTAAATGGTGGATTTTTGCAGATGTAATTAACGAACTCGCGTGAAATTTTCGTTCATCAAAGCGTGACTTGTCAATTCGTCCCCTATTGGTGTGATTGCACTCCATTTTATGTACACGATAGAACCGTCAGGTAGGTTATAGGGCTTGATGGACGTTTCTTATTCAGCAAAAAAGTTGTCGTTTTCCACAATCTGCCCGTTGAAGAGAAGAAATTGTTGAAAATGTATCGTCGTCACTATTTGATGATGATTATTTATCTCTTGTTTATCTCTTGTTTATATATATAGTAAGAACGTGTACAAAAAGTGGAGCATTGTGTACATAAAGTGGAGGAACGTGTACAAGAAATGGAGAGTATCGTGTACAAAAAGTGGAGTATCGTGTACAAAAAGTGGAAGTCGATTGTTGAAAAAATAATTGTGTACAGAATCATTGACGTGTACACGATGCAGTGGTATAATAGGGTAGAAGAAATGAGGTGATGCAATGTCAGAATTGACAGGAAACAACCTTGTCGAAAAGAGCAAGGCATTGGTTTGGGCGAAGTTTACGGACTACACAGCGGGTGAGCTTCGGCTGCTTGAAGTCTATCTTAGCCGTATCAATCCGAGAGACCCGGAAAGCTCCAACGTGTCGTTTACGCTGGCTGAATATTGCAAGCTGCTGGATTTGAAGCTCAATTCAAAGAACTTGAAGTCGCAGGTTAAGCACTTTTTGGGCAACGTGGTTTCAGTACCACTGAATGCAGATGGAACAGAATATGTGATGTATCCGCTGTTCACAAAGGCAGAGGTCAAGTACAATCGAGAATCCTTGTCCTATGACGTTTCAATCAACTGTAATCCTGACTTGCGGCCTGTGTTTTTCGACATTGCAAGAAGCGGCTACGTCAAATACCGTCTGCGCTATACGATTGGGATGAAGCAGCAAGCATCTATTCTGATGTATAGTATGATTCGAGATTGGATGAATCGCTCTCTAACATCAAACAAGATTGGTTTGAAGCAGCTGCGTGACCACTTGGGGGCAAACGATGCAAGTTATGACGACTTCCGGGCTTTACGCCGCAGAGTTCTTGAACCAGCAGTGGAAGAGATCAGCAATGTTTCAGACATTGTCGTTGACTTTGAGAAGATTTGCACAGGGCGAAAGGTCGTAGCGGTTGAGTTCCGATTTGGGTACAAATCCAAGCAGCCCGTCATAGATGCCGATTCTAGCGAGGTTGATTGTGATACGGCTAATTCCAAGCCGGAAATCAAAAAAGCCGCCAGAAAGCCACGCACAAGCGGATACGAAGGGTACGACTGGTCTGTGTGCGATGCGCTGTCGGTTCAAGAGTGTATCGAGGTCGCAAAGGTTGTCGAGGTAAAGATGATGGAAGAACACCCATCTATCAAGCTGCCGAAGCGGAGAGATGCGGTCTATGACATCGTAAAGGCTGCGTGTGCAGACATTCTTTCAATCAACCGTGACCCTTGGCCTGACCATCCGAAGCGGTATCTGATTGGTAGCTTGAAGAAAGACGGCGCGATTGAAGAGTATCTTCCGGCTTTCTATGAGATTGACGCATTGCAAAAGTAGTCAGATGTGGCACATACGACAGAATGAATGTATCGAGCAAAAAAATAAATCAGAAAGGAGCAAAATTTGAAAGACGAATACAAAGAACTTGCTGAAACCTGTGTGTTCGATGAAGCATATAGCAAGGACGATGCTTTTAACATCGGGTGGTGTGAAAGATGCGAATGTGAAAGAAAGTGCATTTGCAAAAGAATAGTAAGCGGAAAATTAAAATATCCGTATTAAGAAAGAGTGATAAAATGGCAAAAATCATAGCTGTCGCTAACCAGAAGGGCGGCACAGGAAAGACCACCACAAGCACCTGTTTGGCTGGTGCGTTGCAGTTGCTTGGCAAGAAAGTCCTGCTGGTGGACTGCGATGCCCAGTGCAATGCAACGGACACCTACGGTGCACAGACAGAGAATGTTTGTACCCTGTTTGACGTGATGACCCGGCAAGGCACGGTCGAAGAAGGAATCCAGCACTGCGAAGCTGGTGACATTCTTCCGTCCGACAACGCATTGAAGGACATTGATGAACAGCTTGTCCGGGACATGGGCAAGAACTTCAGGCTACGAGAAGCCCTAGAGAGCGTGTCTGAGCAGTACGATTACATTGTGTTGGACACTCCCCCGCAGCTTGGTCTTGCGCTTGTGAACGCGCTGATCGCCGCCAACAGTATCATCGTTCCCATCACAGCAGACCGATATGCACTGGCTGGTTTGAGCCAGCTTTCGCAGACCATCGGCGATGTTCGCAGATACTTCAACCCGACTTTGAAGATTGAAGGTCTGCTTCTGAACCAGTACAAGAGCCGTGAGAACCTGTCCAAAGAGGTTGTAGAGCAGCTTCCTGTGATTGCACAGAGCATGGGCACAACCCTACTGGACGTGAAGATTAGACCGTCTATGGGCGTTCGTAAGGCACAGGCGGAGCGGCACAGCTTGTTTAGTGGCGACACGGCAAAAAGTACCAGCGCAGAAGATTTCAAGGCATTGGCGAAGAAAATTGTAGAAGAGGATAAAAATGGAAAGCTTTGATACTATTGCAAGTGTTTTTGGACGTTGGAGCGATTATATGAGAAGAATGGATATCGAAGAATTTGAAACATACCGCCATAAAGAGCTTAGGAATAACAAAGACTTAGGCTTAAATGTCCAAACGGAGGAAGCAAAATGAAATCAACCAGCAAAAAATCCACAGGTTTGCTTGGCGGATTTAATTTTCAGCCTATTTTTTCGGAACAGCCATTAAGCCGAAGTGAGCCAAAGGAAGAAGAAGTAAGCCAAACAAAGCCGAATAATGCCGAACGAGAGCCAATTAAGCCTAGTGATGCTACAGACAGCCATGCACAGCCAAGTGAAGCTGAATTAAGCAGTATTAAGCCGAAGCAAGCCAAAGACGGCAAAAGTCAGCCGAGTGATGCCGTAGTAAGCGAAAGTAAGCCAAAGAAGCTGAAACAGGCGAAGGAAGTTCAACGTCTTATCGAACAAGGCAATGTGCCCGGCGCACTGGCTGAAGCTGGTTTGACAAAGAAAAAAATCCCGATGCCGGAATCGCATCAGGGCGTTGCAAGTGGCGATGGCAAGCGTTCCAAGCGCATTACCATCCTTATGAGCGAGGAAGAACGCAAGTACATCAACCGTGAAGCAAGGCGGCACGGAATGACGATCGGGCAGTTTGTTTACGCTCTGGCGGTTGCGGCGGCAGAGGGAAAAATTGAGTTGGAGGATTTATTAGATGAATGATAGTGAACGACACCTTATTCGATTTGTTTGCGATGGCGATATGCGAAACGCGCAAAAAGCCGTTAAAATCATTTTGAATTCTATATCATCCAAAAAAGATGAGCAGTTCAAGGAAAATATGTTTCGCAAGTTGGAAAGCAAAAGAGAATTTATTGAATTGCCATATAACTTACAGCATCTTTTGATCGCAGAGGATACAGAAGAATTTCCAGAAGCAAGATTCCTTCTTAGGAACGAAGAAAAAAGCATAACGCAAAAGACCGTTGCTATTTATCGAGCATCCGAGAAATTGAACGAAATGGGGATTCCTTATTTGCCAGCATTGATGCTTTATGGGCAAAGCGGATGCGGAAAAACCATGCTGGCTAGGTATATCGCGCATAAAGCAAAACTTCCGTTTTTGAGGATTCAATTTTCAAGTCTAGTTGATTCGCACTTAGGGCAAACACAATCTAACCTTGCAAGAATTTTTGATTATGTGAGGACTGCTCCTTGCGTTCTTTGCTTTGATGAAATAGATGCGGTCGGAATGGCTCGTGGGCAAAAAGATGACGTTGGAGAAATGAACCGTGTGGTTATTGCGATTATGCAGGAAATGGATAGATTGCCTAACAATGTCATTATTATTGGAACGACAAACCGATTTGATAGGCTTGACCCTGCACTTACAAGAAGATTTCCGTTGCAATACGAATTAAAGGCGTTGTGCCGTGCGGATGCAGAAATACTTTCTAAAAGGTTCTTTGAATATGCAGGAGTGAAATATGAAAACATAGCTTATGAAGATTACGTCCCCGCATCTACGGTTATCAAAGAATGTACAGAACGAATTGTAAATCAAGTTCTGAATCAAGAGGATTTCTTGGAGGATTGACGTATGATGAGGTCAAAGGAATTTTACGAAGGAAGCATTAGCCGTTTACAGAAAATGGTCAAACACGGAGTTTACGTTCTTTTGTTCGATGCTTTTGTCGTAGCAGTTCAGATTCCGTTTATCTTTGCCGGTAAATGGGTTGCAGCGCACTTGATTTTGTCCATCGCCGTATCTTTTGCGGCGGGATTTAGCTTTAACACGCTTGTAGATAGCAAAAGACAACTTGATATGTACAAGGCAGATATGGAGCTGTACTACACAGATACGACGAGGAATTAATATGACGAAGCAAGAGCGAGTTACAAGAATTGCAAAATACTACACCACTTTCCATTTGTTTGGCGATTGGTATCTTGTTAGGCGCTATCCTAAACACTTCCATAGTTGGAAAAGATTCGTTCCGTTGTATATACTAATGCACATCAAAGAAGAATAATCTATGCGAGGGGAGAAAAATGCGCACATACAAGCCACACAAGCACAGAAGCAAAGAGGAACAAGCCAGAATCAACGCAGAGGTAGCCAAGAGAAAGGCGAAACTTGCTGAAAAGTACAATACCGGCACGCAGTATTACAAGGGCATTCCTGTTGAATTGATTGTAAGAGAGGACTACGGTTGCTACAAAGCAAAGCGTTTCAAAATCAACGGTGGTAATCAAAACGTGTGGATTCCAAACTGCTATCTTGAAGATGACGGAACAATCAAAGCGAATATGAACATTGATTTTGTATTCCGTAAGTCTGTAAACCAGTTAAACAAAGCTGGAATCACGCAAGCAATTATTGGCATCAAACGTAAAATGCAAGAAGCAGATGTGCCAAATCTCAAAAGCACCATGCAAAAAATTGGAGATATGGGAACTTGATAAAGCACAAACCCCTGTGCGGTCATTACGACTACACAGGGGTTCTGTTTTACTTATCAGCAATGCAATCCCAGTAGAGATACGCCTTGCCATCTGCGGCATCTGCGTCCTCAAGGAATGCCTTTGCCATGTCAGCGTAGAAGCCCGGAGTGTCAACGGACTGACGCTTTGCGACCTGACAATAATCCGAGTACATCATGTTCATGACAGCCCAGAAATCGTTCGGGTCGCAGGTGATATTGCGCTGCTTGGCCACGTCCTGCGTCTGCTCCAGCGTCCAGTGACAGCCCTTTGTGCCGTCAGCGTTCACCATGCTGTCGCACCATTCCTCTGCTTCATCGTGGGTGAGGTGCTGGCGTGGCATCTTGATGGAGCGGCCATATGCACCGCCACGTTCGTACTGCCCAGACCGTTTATCCCAGTCACCGTTCTGCGAGAAGCCGATTTGTGGCATCTTGCGCCCATTCTCTACGTCAGGGTAGCGGGGGATAGGGTAGGGGTCGATGTAGCGGTTTTCCTCCTGCGGATAGTAGGGATAGCGGTCGTTATCACCTTCCAGCTTACGCAGACGGCGTTCCATCTCACGCTCCCTGCGGTCACGCTCTTCCTCAAGGCGGTCACGTTCCGGCTCACGATTTTTGTCGTGTTCACGGAGCATCATCATGCGGCGAAAATTAGTCTTGCCCATAATCTATACCTCCTTAGGAAATGGACGCGGGCGCACCAGCGTGGGAACGGCAGAAGCAGCCAAGATACTTGAACGTGGCTGTGCCGGTGGCAGACGTTGCAACGCGGGTAGCATAGCGGGTGCGAGTGTGGATGCTCTCAGCGGTTGCCTGAGCGCAGTTGCAGTCGGTCAGAGGGTATGCGGTCGTACCTGCGCCAATGGTAATGACCACAGGGGCGTTGATGGTGGTCGTGTCCGGGATGCTCTGGGCAACCACAATGCAATACTTCTCTCCGTTCTGGTATGCACCAGCAGGGATATTGATGGTCAGCGTATCATTGGCAAAAGTCACCGACTGGCTCAAGACCAGATGGGGGCAGAGTTTGCAGCTTGTTTTGCAAGCCATAATGTTTTCCTCCTAAAAAATCAGGGGCAGAGGTGTCTTACCCCTGCCCCGATGGTTCACCCGGTGTTATCGGGGAGTGTGTAGGTTAGCAGCAGCCGCAGCAGTTCACGCCCACGTTGGGGTTTGCCACCTGATAAGCGGGAATCGGACGAGGATTGACCCGATTCAGGATGGTATCAGTCTGCTGGGACATCACGGTGGTCAGAAGCGCATTCTGCCGATCCTGAGAAGCGGCAAACTTGAGGTTCTGGTTCTCAGCGGTCAGAGTTGCGATCTTGTCCTGCGTGAAGTAGTCCATCATGCTGCGGAAGTTGGCGTTGCAGTTGTCCACGATGGCGCGGGCATTGTCTGCGATGGCCTGCCGGGTGGCACAGTCTTCCGTTGCGATGGTGTACTTCAGGTCGCCGATCAGCTGCTTGTTCTCGCAGCAGCAAGATGCCAGCTGCGTGGCAAGAGCGGTCTGACCCGCCTGCCGTGCGTTGCCTTCCTGCATGATAGCAAGGCTGATGGCATTGTCGCCGTTGGACACGCTGCGTTCCAGGCCGTTCACCAGCTGTGCGTTCTGGTAGCCAAGCTGACAGATGGCACTGTTCACGCCTGCAAAGCCGTTCGCGATGTTGGTGTTGACGCCGTTCATCTGCGCCAGCTGGTCATAGCCCAGAGAGCAGATACCGCTCTGGATGCCCGCCAGAGAGCGGGAGGTGTCCTGCTGGTAGAAGCCCTCAGACAGAGCCGCGCGGGTGTCTGCACCGCCCTGACCAGTTGCGCCAGTGCCGACCAGATAGGGGATGTAGCTGTTCATGCTGTTGTCACCACCGTTCCGGCCATAGCCGTTTGTGCCCCAGCCAAAGATGATAGCGAGGATAATAACCGCCCACAAACCTTCGTTGCCGAAGAATCCGCTGTTGTTATTGCCGCCGTCCTGCCCAGCCAGATAGCCAGTTGCAAAATCGTCCATAACAAAACTCCTTTCAGTTTTGCGTATGCTATCCCACCGCCGTATGCGATGGGCGAAGCCAAACAAATGCGGTTTTTGTCAAGTCCGCAAAACTGAGAAGCGTTTCGCTTAGAGAGATGCTTATTTTAGGGTTGTTAAGTCAGCTCGGAGGGTTGTCTTTTTTATCTTTTGAGTCATCCCAATTTTTGCTGGCAGCACCGAAAATGAAGCCAAGCATTAAAGGAACCCATATTTTGTCATCGCCACACAGATTGTTGATGTCAAAATCTTTTTCGGAATGGCTGTTTTCAAAATCATCCATTGCAAAGTCTCCTCACTTCGGAAGCGTCAAATTCAGGACGCTTGCCAGCTGGTTCAGGTCGATGCCACGCTCTTTGGCGAGGTTCTGCGCCATCGTTCGGAGTTGCGCTTCGTTTTTGCCCTGAATCAGGTTCAAGCCCTGCATGATGGGGGCATTCTGCCCGCTCAACTGCTGGATAAGCCCCATCGGGTTTTGCCCGGCACGAGCCAGATTTGCAAGCTGCATGATAGGGCTGTGAGTAATCATATCAAACGGAGAGGACATTATTTATTCTCCTTTCTTCGATGCGGTAGTGGGCTTGGAAAAGCTCTTTTGCCACTTTTCCAGTTCATCCAGCCTGTGGACAAGGGCGTTATACTCCTCAATAGGCACATACTGCTGTGTCGGTGCGGCGGTTTGCTGTGCCTGTTGTGCTTGCATTTGCCGCCATGCTTCCGGGCTGTAAAACTCCTGCACATAGGATTCACAGGTGTCCGGGTTGAGCCGCTTGCAGTAGATCACGCCGCTGCGCAAGTCTGGGCAGTAGGTCGGTCTGCCGTACAAGTCGGACGGTATCGCCAAAAATTCTTCCCTGCTGGAAACGGGTCTGCCAAGCAGCCATCCGCCGTCCTGTACCGACTGCTGAACAGGCTGTTGCCCATTCATCGGCTGCGGACGCTGCGGCTGCGCCTGTTGCATCTGCGTGTTGGGCATGGGAGTGGTAAGTCCCACCGTGCCCATGCCACCGTAAGGATTCACAGGCTGCTGCGGAACGTAAGGCGTTCCGGGTGTCGGATAATAGCTCATAAAACATCCCTCCTTGTGTTTCTAGTGTACCGCATCGGCAGAAACCGAGAGACAACGAACGCACAACGAAGGACAAAAAAAGAAAAGCGCCCACACGGAAAAATCCGCATGAGCGCTTAACTGTTAAGGGCTTCACATTGGAAGCAAAAATAAAATATCACGTTTTGACTTGCAAGACAAGAGCTTCGACAAAACTAGTGCGAATAAAACAAAATCCCCCACTTTGCCTACAACGTACCCCGCGTGGAACGCAGGGCTTCGGCAAAGCAGGGGATTTTTATGCCGCCAAAACGGCAAAGTCTAAAATCAAGAGCGGAACCGCCCACAGGCAATGCCGCTCTCTACAAAGGCCGTAGCCTTTCAAATCATAAATCGTATGGCGTATAATGCAAAGACGCATATACCGATAAAACCACGCCTATAAATGCACTATGCCAAAACGGAAGGACGGCTTTTAGAACGCTTGATGTCGCTCCAAAAATAATCAGAGCAAACAAAGCACGGGACAAAAAGTGATATATTTTATTTGCCATAATTCATATAAAATCGTTTCCCGCATGGTACGTACTGCAAGTAGGCGGGCGGGAGACTGTATCAACGAAAAAGACCCGCCATGATACGCATCGTTGAGAGGCTTGGCGGGTTCAGATATCCGCCCTAATGCGCTTCTTCGAGAGGCCGGGAGGATTTGTTGATGTTATTATACCACAATCAATCCGTCACGACAAGAACCAGCGCAGGGCCGTTGACGCTTACCGCTGCGTCCTGATAGGGCTCGACAACGGTCGTTTTCACGCCCTCGCGTTTGCGAAGCTCTGTAATAAGATTTGCGGTCGGAAGATTTTCGATGTTCACGGTGAGCTCCTTTCGTCTAGCTTTTCATCAATGATTTTCAGCCTATTGCCGATTGATGTCCGACAATACGGCACACGCGCTGCAATATCAACTTGGCATAGCTGGTCAACGTACCGCAACCGGGCGATTTTCCGGTCATACCTCCCAAGCGGCGCACGTTTTATCACAGCTTTTATCTGTTCTGCATTAAGCCCTTGCAACGCTGGCGGAAAGACTACGCGAGCCGCCGCCACAGGCAGCACCGAGCCAAAAAGGCTGCGGCAGTTGTCCGGCGTTGCGCACCATATTGCCAATGACGGCAAAATGGTGACAAAACGTCACCAGTTTGTTGACATTGCCGAGATGGTATGTTTTCGTGAGGCCACGAAAACGTGCGCAGACCATTTTCGTGACGTGCCGAAATTGCTCTTGTGCGGCGAACATCCAGGTGACGTCACCGAGATGGCGGTATGTAGTGCTTGTCATGCTATCACTCCTTATTGTGAACAATGAGATAACGAATTGCGGAAATTTTGATGATAGTGCTATCGTCCGGGTTGTTTTGTTGCACACCGCTGAGCGCAACGTATTCGCCATTTAGCCACAAAATATTTCCTTCCAACCGCTTGAGCCATTTTCCGCTGCCATCGAAATCAGCGGCATGATCATCCAAGTCGATTTCGAGGTAAAAACCATCGTTCTGTTTTGCAAAGTATTTTTGCAGAACAGAAGTGATTTCTTTCGTACTCATGTTTTCGGAATCAGCAATGACTTTGATGTAGTGATAATGAAACATTTTTTGTCTCCTTACTCCTTGCTATCCAAAACGGTTACTGCATACACGCGGAGGCTTTCCAGCTTTTCGATAACGGCATTATAAGCTGCTTCCGTTGCGATGTGTGCGATGCGCTCCAGCTCGTTGTCCTCTTTTGATGCAGCGATGATTTCATCCGCAGATACGCGTTTCATGGTTTCAATCAAATCGAGCAAATCTTCGATATTTACTGCGTTCATGTGTTGTGCCTCCTTACTGGGTAATTTCCTCAGTGTTCGCCTTGTCCTCAGCATCCAGTGCGTCGTAGTACGCCTGTGCAAGGGCTTCCACCTCTGCGATGTCGTCGGCGTCCAACAATCCGCTGTCCAGATGGGTGTACGCTCTGTCCAGCCAGTATGCCACGTCACGCCCTGCGGCAATTTCTCTCTTGATGGAGCGCAGGGTCAGGTCGTGGCGGGCTTTACTTTTGATAGCCATGTGTCCTCCTTAGGTCATGGACGCGATTGCGTCCTCAAGATTTTTGACGACGAGATTTACGTCCCGCTGGTAGTCCAGCTTGATGCCCGCACCGTCACCCGCCTGCACCACCGTGTCAGGGCCATAAGCGGTGAGGGCTTTGTAGGCGGCGATTTCGTCAGGGGTGAGCGGGGTTTCGATGGGTTCAATTGGGACGTATAGATAGGTCGGGTGCGCTGTAAACCAAGCTTTAGCTTCATCAACTGTAGCACGTTGCCCTTTAGGATTAAAAAGAGCAGATTTCAAAGTAATCACGTCACCTGTTTGACTATAATATATAGATAAATTGGCGTCTGTACCTGTTTGATATTTAGACATTTGTACAGGAAACGTATTGCATAAGCATTTAATGGCGGGGGTAAACCATTCTAGCGGGGTGTATGAAGTTCCAGCACCAAGCTGATTTGTAGTGATGTGCCACGTTCCGTTGTTGTCGAACCCGCTAGAATCAAGCAAATTCAGAACTTTTACCCTCTGCACCTTTACCCCTCTCTCCAAGTCCACCTCGTCGCACACCCACTGCTGGCCCTGCGGGTCAGTGTAGTTGCCGCCAGAGGTGACAGGGATGCCGGGTAAGCCGTTGGGAGTGGGCAGGGTGAGAGTTTGCGTTTTGCCGTTCCCATCGCTCAAGGTCACTGTAATCGTCCCTCCGTCACCAGCGCTCACGATAGGCACAGGTGCATCTGGCGTCAGTGTGCACGGTCCCCACCAGCTCCTGCCAGGCAGGTGTGCCAGGCTCCGGCATGCTGCCGTCCTCCGTGCCGCTGTTGGTGCTGACACGATACCGCAGGTCTGCACTGGTGACGGTCTTTGTGCCGTCGCTGCCCTCAAAGGTCACGCACCCGCTCCCGGGCTGTGCGGTCACGCTGGCGGGCACGGCCACATAGCCGTCCACCACCAGCGAGGATGCCGGGTCTTTGCCATCCGGCACGTGCCAGAACGCCCGGATAGCCAGCTCTGCCCACTCGCCGGTTGCATCGACGTGCAGGCGGTACACGCCCCGGTTCTTGGTGTAGCCAAAGCGCACCAGCTGCTCATAGCCCGGCACTTTGACGACGCCATTGGATGCGAGAGATACGCTTTGCTCGATCATGCTTTACTCCTTGTTGATGGTAGGCTTCTTTTCTGCCAGTGCCTTTTTCATCATGCCGACAGCCTTTTCGATCACACTGTCCAGCACTTCATCGGTGATGAAAGGCTTCAGCCAGTCCGGCAGGGCGCCGCGCAGCGCAGCAAAGACCTGTGCCTTTTTCTTGGCACCCTGACCGCTGCCCATGATGCTGTCCTCAGCGATGGTCACGAGCTCCAGTGCCCACTGCTTGACGTACTGCTTGTAGCCCAGCCGGATGGCACCAACGGCCAGCGCGGCAAAGCCGATGAGCATCAGTACCAGTGCGATGGGTGCGGGGATAAAGTTAAACATTGCTTCCATGATTCGTTACTCCTTTCAGTAGGTAGTTGTTAATATCGGATTTGCTTTTTTGCATACCTTCGCGGTTGTTGCCGGACAGCTGCGAATCCAAAAGATTTTGCACGCCAACGAGTACGAGACGCATTTCTTCATCGAGGCCGTCAAAGCGGCGCAGGTCTCTTGCAAGGGCCTGCGCGTGCTGAAGCTGTCCCTGTTCCAGCACGCCAAGTCTTTTTTCGAGCGTATCCATTCGCTTGTTCTGCGCATCGTCGGGAGCCTGCGCCTTTTTGATGTACTTGTGGATGATGTCCAGCACCTTGTCAATTGTGATGGCGGCGGCGCACAGGCTGCCCAGAATGCCCAGTACCCACAGTAAAGCTTCTTTTTCGGTCATTTACCCTCCCGGAGACGGGTCAGACCCTTCTTGCTGATGATTTTCGGGTAGTTGATGGTGGTCACATTGAGGTCAACGTTGCCGCTGATGCCCGGCACAGAGCCCTTGCTGGTGTGCTGGTGGGCGTTGTAGTTAAACGTCACGTTGGGCGTGTTGCCGGTGTAGTCGGCAAGCCAGACGTCCCACCGAGAGGACAGCCGAGCCATGTCCAGCTCGTACTTGTAACCGGTGTAGGTGTACAGTTGGGCGTAAAAACCCATCCGCTCCACCTGTTCCAGCGCGTAAGCGGTGAGGTTGGTGAGGTCGAGGGTGCTCATGGGCTTGAGCTTGTTTTCCTCCACGTCCACCGCCACAGGAAGGGTCAGCTCCTTGCCGTACACCGCCTGCCGCACAAGGGAAAGCTCTGCATCGGCCATCGCTTCGCTGGTGGCGTAGGTGTAGTAGTATACGCCCACGTCCAGCCCCGCCGCTTTTGCGTTGCGGTAATTGGTCTCAAAGGTCGGGTCGATGTACAGGCCGTCTGCCCGCTTAGAGAGCTTGCGGTTGGTACTCACCGTCTTGAGCATCGCTCCCTTGTAACCCGCCGCTACCACCTGCGCCCAGTCGATCGCACCCTGATAGCGGCTCACGTCGATGTACCGATAGGGCGGGTCGCCCTCCCATCCGGCGGCGGTCTCCTCAACGGGAGTCTCTCTGGGCGTTTCCGGCGCAGGGCTTTCGCTGCCCCAGCCAAAGAGCACCTTCACCAGCCCCGCCAGAAATTCCAAAAGTTTTTCCATCGCTTACTCCTCCTGTACGATCTCCTCAAAGCCGCTCTTGATAAGAATTGCCTTGACCTTCTCCTTCAGCAGGCGGGGGCAGCGTTTATACAGCGCCTTTGCCTCCTCGACAGTCTCAGCAGACATGATTTCCTGTGCCCACAACTTAGCCATCATACGTACCAACCTTTCTAATTTTTGTGTGATTTTATGCATAAACAATCTCGCTCATTTCAAGCAAGCATTGCTTGAGCATCTCGTTTTCTTTTTGCAGTGCCGCCACCGTCTCCGGAAGCTTCTCCCAGGCTTCGGCCTTTTTGCGCTCTTCTTCCTGCGCGGCCAGCTCTTCGGCGGTGTAGCGGACATACTTTTGGATTGGCACTTGTTCCACCCATTCTTCCTGTGCCGGTACGCCTGGGCGGTCAACGATCTTCTGCACGTCCTTGCCACCGTTCGGATACTCGGTCACGGTCTCCCAGTGCCACTGCTCCTCCACGCCCTCTACGGCGGGGTGGATGACTTCTTCAGTGTCGTCCACCAGATACCCAAGGGTCAGGTCGGGGTTTTCCACGACCGCGCCGGTCTCGTCAATGATCTTCATGGTTCAAAACCTCCTTTCTCATGCCACGCGGCGCCAGATGTGCACATAGTATGCGGCAGGCTGCACGGTGTTGCTGCGGCCATAGATAGGGTTCGAGCGGGAAGCGTCGAAACAAAGGTCTTTGCCGGGGGTGCTAGTGCCTGAAGCAGCCCAGTCGTAGGATTTTCCACCTCCATAAAATGCACCATATGCATTTGGTCTATTGACGTTATAAAAACCAGCTTGCTCATCTGGGCCAGCACGGCCCGTGATGTTGGGCAGTCCGGCTTCCACGGTGGTGCCCGCTGCGTGGGCGTAGGACGCACCCATCAGTACCCGGTTCTGCGCAATCTCCTGCCATGTGCCGCCGAACAGTGCGGCGGGACTGGTAGTGCTAACTGTTTGAAAAATACTGCCAACGGGGTAGGCGGTTAGTTTGTCCACTTCTGGGATTACAATGTCAGCACTCAGCGTACCATCGTCGGCCACAGAAAGTCCACTGCCCACCTTGATTCCGCCAAGTGTTGTGGATGTGGCCGGGCGAATATTCAAATTCTTTAGGGCTTCGCCAACTGCCTTTGCGTCAGCTGGGGCATTTTCTACCGTTAGCGTCTTATCGGTGCTTACGATGGCGGCGGCACGATCGGCGGCATCTTCTGCTTTTTTCTGTGCAGCCTCCGCTCCGGTCTGGTGTTCCTGCGCAGCATTTGCAGACGCTTTCGCATTTTTTTCGCTCTCCGCCGCATTTGACGCGCTCGTGACTGCTTTATCTAAGTATTCTTTCAAATCGGCCTTAACAGCGTTCGCAGAATTTGTAGCTGCTTGTTCTGCTTTAGCCCTTTCGGATGCAGCAGCCTGCGCTGCTAAAACGGCTTCTTCTTTTGCGTTAATTGCTCCTGCAACAGTACTCAGCTCGTTTAAGGTAGATGCATTGATTGGTGTTCCTTCTTTTATTGGCTCGTCATTTCGGATAAGAGTGACAATTTCGGATGTTCCATCCGATTTTGCCATTGTCCACCGACCCGGATGTTTTGCCACACGGTCTTCAAAAACCATATTGTCCATCTCCTGTCATGTATTCACCGGAAAACGTAACGTATGTTTTAGCAAGCGTTTCAATGTCGAACAAAATTTGCTCGATTTGATTCATCGTTGAAAAATCGAGTTTATTTATGCTTTCTGGCGTATCTGCAATACCAGATGGGCCAGAGCATTTAGTGCGAATGGAGTTGATGTTAGAAAGCCAACGTGTTGCATCGGAGACTTTCATATATCCATCGACTGTCCAATCAGTCCGAACAGAAACAGACGCGCCAACAATGGAGCCAAGCTCTTGAATGCCGGATTCAATGCGGTTAAAATCCGTATAGCTTAAAGCGCCCTTCATTCCGGCAAGCCATTCCGATTGTTCGACTTTTGTCCACGTGCCTGTTCTCGCCTTTGCGGTAATTTCTTTCACGCGGTCAACATCTGATTGCGTTCGGTCTGTAATCCAACGAGCCATAAATTATTCTTCCTCAACTCTGTTTTGATACCCGATAGGCAAATTGCTCGGAACGGTAAACATGTAATGATAGCACTTGCGGCCATCGTTGCCAGAACCGATACAATCATAAAAAAATAATTCTTCTTTGTCACTAGAATTGCCAAGATGCGCTTTGTCCCAATACCCTGAAACAACAATAGAACGATAATAGATATCCCCAACAGAAGGATTCATGCCAAAATATTCAAGATGTGTAACGGGAGTTCTCGTCCACTGCTGATACGGGCTGTAATCGTCTCCGATGGTAAAAAAAGGATTTCTCAAAAGTTCTTTTGCTGTAGGGAGCGGGCTTCCTTCTACGTTGCATCCATAACCCCAAATTTCGTTAATAGAACTACTGTTATCTGGAAATCCGTAGTATATTTCTTTTGCGGAAGGTAAAAATATACTGCGAGATAAAGTAGACACAGCAGAAGGTACGTACTCGTTAGAATTATTTTTTTTGAACGCGGGGGTATAATAAAAAGTAGTTTTGCCGATTTTTTTCTGCATAAAATCAGAAAAAGAATTTTTTATGTTTCCGTTTAATAAAGCATCAATACTGCTGGTCGAATATTCTGCGGGAGTTGTCATTTTACTATCCCACGCAATGTTTTCTGTTTTCGCGTCTTTAAGTGCAAGAAGCGTTCTCCCTTTGCCATTTAATTCTGGCTCGTAATTATGCTTTGAGACAAGAAAAGCGGTATAAACGCCAGCGACGGAGATGTAAACGGTATCGCCTTCTTTGAGGTTGGAAATCTCATCCGCAATCGCAGTAGCATTGCAAGAAGCAGAAAGGCTCGCAACTGTAGCTGTAATCGTTGCATTTCCGCTGTGTAAATACGTAACGTTGCAGACAGATACGCCGCGTTCGTTCTTGATGACATTCAGCTCAACGATACCAGCGGGAGATGCATTCCAAACAATAACAGGGGAATCGGCAGATGCAGGGGTAAGCGTTGCAGTGAGCGTAATCGTGTCGGAAGGATGCAAGTAAATCTCAGAAGCATTGATTTGTAACGAATCAACATCTTCAATCATATACCCGGTAACGGAACCCTTGAAGCTGCCATTAAACGTGTAAGAAACATCCGTAATCAACAAGTTAGAAGAATATCCAAACTGATGATTGAGCTTGACAAAATCAAGAGCATCGTTGTGTGGGCTGGCACGATAAGACAGGGTGGCTTTTCGACGGTTAGAAAGCACTTTATAGCTTTCAGTTAGAACATTTTTTGGCTGAGAGATGATAGAAGAAGAGATAAGCGCATTGTTTACGCTTTGTGTAACACCATCGCCAGTAGCACCATTCGGATACAATGACGAAGCCCCATTTAGAGAGTAAGAGATGTTTTTTAATTTATTAGAAAAAGTGATTTCCGGATACTGATAATCATTGATTTCAGTGATTTCATAAATGTCGGACTTGTTTTCAGGAAGGTACGGAACCCGGTCAATCCGAATCTCACCGTTTCTTGTCTGATACAAAGCCATACCGGCTGCGTTAGCAGAAAGCTGTAGAACATCAGCGTTTTTATACGAAGAATTTTCGTTGCTAAAATCAGTTGTATAGTCCTTCAAAGATTCGTTGATGTAATAGCTGATACCGGAAACATCAAGAAGTTCCAAAGCGTCATAACACATTTCGTATAAAGTTCCGCTTTTCCTTCCGGTGTATAGTGAATCGATTAAAAACGCCAAAGCATCGCGAGCTTCAAAGGAAGCGGTAATGCCATTGGAAGGAATGCTCCAACTAGAAAGGTAAAACTTTCCTCCGTTAATCCATTCAGTCTGTCCGTCCAAGTCCATGCCATACTTTACAAAAACAGCTTGGCGCTCATACAAATACTTGTAGAGACCGTCAGGGTTGATAGGATTCCATTTTTGGTCGCTGTTATCAATAGAAAAAGAAATTGAATCCTTAGAAAGCTGGCCGGAAATTGGGTCGCGCTTTGATTTATGGGAATACGACAGAAGGTCTGTTTTGCTAAATCTCACACGCTGTCCAAATTCCACTTGCGAGATACGAGCTCTTCGGTTTGGAATACACCATTCAAGAACCTCAATAACAACCGAATCATAATTGGAAATCTCAAATTCAATTGAAGTTTCGACGGAATCGTTGTTATCAATTTGCTTTTCCAAAAGAAGAGTAGTTCCTTTGTAAGCGGAGACTTTAAATGATTTTGCCCACTCATTTAAAATTTCAGACCAAACGATTGTCAGGCCCGGTATTTTTTCTTCGTGGATTTTACTAAAAGAAAATGTGATGGTTGGATGATTGAAGCTTGATACGCATTCGCCGCTTACATAGCCGCATTCTTGATACGGTTCAGAATCCGGAACGATATCAAAGCTTCCATCTAAAACCCAAAAATTAGTTTCAGCAGTCGCATAATTTCCAGAAGTGGAAATGTCCAGATCAGTGATGGATGCCGCGTTACTAAACACGGTTTGCGAACCTGAACTTGCAATAGCGTCCGTTTGCGCCGCATCATCAGCTGCATGATAAGTAATCTGAATAAAAGTTTCAGGTACAAGCGTATTATTATATTGTGAAAGCCACTTATCGGACGGCTTTACAGACATATAAAATCACCACCTTTAGACCTCAACCAGGCTCAACGAACAATCCGTCCAGCCCATCACATTTCCGGTGTTTGGGCCCCTTCGCCACATTCCGGCCGTTCGGTCGGAAACATACATCTGACGTGTGGAATAAGAAGCTGTTGCTTGATTGTAAAATCGTACCGTGCAATAAAAGTTTGTAGTGAATGGGCCGATAACGGAAGCCCATTGTTTTGCAGTAAGGTAATTCCACTTGAGAGCCACTTTTGCAACATCGTGTCGAACCACAGAGCCAACAACCTTGCCCTGCACGTTTCGGCCAGAATCAACGATGGTTGAAGTCGTTGCGCTATAAGAGGAAGGCTCTGGCAAATCTACGCCGTTCACTGATACAAGAGCTTGCATAATTCACCATCCCTTCCTCAATAGCTATACACTTCCGTACCCATGATTTGCACACCACGGTCAGCCTGCTGCTTTTCGACCGAAGCAGTAATCTGCTTTCCGTCAATGAACAACCTGACTTCCTTGCCACCGGTAATTTCGTCACCATAGCGTTGGAAAATATCAAGAAACGCATTATAGCAGCCGTTGTAAACCGCGCCTTGCAGATCGGAAGAGCTTGTTGACCCGGATGATGTATTGCTGTAGTATCCATTTGCAGAAGTGGTGGAACCTGTAGAAGCATCGTATTCAGGGGTTCCGACGTAAGAAGAATTGTCAGTTGAATATTTCCCACCGAGATTGCTCACAATACCCGCAATCGCAGCGCCTAAGGCAATTGCGGCCGCGCCCACAATAAGCGCTACAGGAATGCCGAAAACTGTAGACGAAAGCGCACCGGCAATAGAAGTAAGAAGGCCAACAAACGCAGAGCCAACACTTCCAATCAAGCCGCCCATTGCAGCAAAAATTTCAGGGAAAGAGCTTACAAGACCACCGAAAAGGCCTTGACTGATCGCAGTGCCAGTGGTAGCTAAAGGCACCTTCAACGCGCTAATTGATGTAGAAATCGTAGTTCCAAGATTGGAAACGCTCTTTACGATTTTTCCAAAATTGCTTGTTATGCCGCTCCAGATAACCTTGCCAACTTTTAACGCTTCGTTAAACAAGGTTTTGGATGCATCCTTCAAAATTCCAGCAATGTTGGAAATAAAGCTTTGCGCATATGCTTTTACCTGATTTCGGTTGCCTTCTCCCATCGCCTGCCAGATAATAGCAGCGGCAGTTGTACCAATTGTTTTTAAGTCGCCGTTCTGCACAGCATTCCAAAGATTCTGCACTGTGCCGAAGAAGTCATTCTGCAAGCCGGAATCAAGTTCTTGCCACTTGCTGTCCAGACCATTGAAGAAACCATCAACAAAATTCGTTGCAGTGGTCGCGCCATAGTCAATCATCTCGTTGCCCTTCTGCTGAACAACGTTTGCCAGATTAGTCATAGCCTGTTCAACGTAAGGAAGTGCTGCAGTGATACCGTTTGCAAGGCCTTGGTCGATGTAGATACCGAACTGTTCAAAGACTTTAGAAGGAGAGTGGATGCCAGTATCTGTCGTGAACTTATCTAGAATAGCCTTTGCAAGTCCACCAACAGTTTTCTTTGCATTCTCAATTCCTTTGTTGATACCATCAATCAAGCCCTGAACGATGTTTTTGCCATAGTCCAAAAATTTTGCAGGGAGATTTTTAATTGTATCAACCAAACTGTTCCAAGCCTTGTCCCAGTTTTCTTTGAATCCGGCCCACTTCTGGTTCCACCACTCGCCAACACCAGCAAACCACTGCTTTAAGCCTGCGCTTGCTTGGTTAAGCGCCTGAATTGGATGCTGAACAAATCCGGGCAAGCTGTCCCATGCAGTCTGAAAATTAGCGCTGAACCCTTGCCACTTTTCATTCCACCACTCGCCAACGCCGACAAACCAGTTTTTTAAGCTCTCGCTTGCCTTGTCGAGAGATTCTGTAATTTTGTCCCAGTTTTGATAAATCGCAATTCCGACATCGGTCAGACCACCAACAATCAAACCAATCAGCGTACCGATGCCTGTACCAATCGGGCCACCAAGAGAACCGATAATTGCACCAATGCCTGCGCCAGCCATCGTCGAGCCAAGCGGAATCAAAATTCCGTTTAACGTGTTTAAGCCATTCTTGACAGCATCGTAAACGCCCGTTACAAACATAGGTATGCCGGTTACTACTCCGCCAACTGCTGCTCCAATAATCGCGCCAGCAGTAGAGCCACCAGCCGCTTTAATGGCCGCTCCAACAGCAGTATTGCCAAAGCCGGTCACGATAAACTGAGCAATTCCTTTACCGAGAATGGCTGCGCCTGTAGTTCCAATCAAAGCACCAAGAACAATTTCGGCGAAATTTTTCCCATTTACGCCATTTTCAATCGCGTCTTTAATGCCTGTAATTTCAAGAACGACACCTACTGTAAAAACGCCAAGACCCAAAACAATGGATTTCAATGCGTTCATTTTGGAAATAGCATCCACAATATCCGTAATAAGATTTGTGAGCTTCCAAGCAGCAAGGGCGGTTGCTACAGTCGCTATAAGAGGAAGCATAGCCTTGATTTTCTGCTTGATAGCATCAATCTGCTTTGCAAACTCTTCGTTGTACTGCTTGAACATATCGTAGCCGGACAGGTCTACATCGCCCAAGATGTTTCCAGCAGATGCGCCGCTGCCAGAACCAGAACTTCCCTGTGTGGGGTCAATGATGTTCAGTTCATCAAAGCCCATCGTGTAGTCCTTGAGGGCTTTGGCGGCTTTCTTTGTCGAATCGGCCGTGTCATCCATTGCGTCACCGATGCCACCAACGCTGTCAGCGCTTTTAGTGAAATCAGTAAACACGACCTTCACACCCATCAGCTTTGCAACCCACTGGACAAATTCTCGGATAAGTTCAACTGCCGCAATCAGAGGGGGAAGAATGGATTTCAAAGCAGGGTAAAACAAAGAACCGATATCTCGCGCAAGGCCAGACAACTGTGCTTTCAGAACGCGAATCATATTCGCAGGACTAGAAAGCGTCCGAGCAAAATCGCCCTGCGCATCGGTGGTCTGCTTCAAAATTGCAATGTATCTCAAGGTAGCTTTATCTGCCTGAGAAAGCGTGGAAACCTGCTTATTAAAACCAAGCGCAAGAAGTTCTTGCTGAAGTCTTGCTTGAGAAATATCAACGCCAAGCTGAAGCATTGGCTCAAGTTCGCCGGCCATAGCCGAACGAATCTTTGTAAACGCTTCCGAAATAGGGATGTTTTTCAGCGAAGAAAGGTCATAGCCTAACTGGGTAAGACTTTTCGACAAAGTATATGCTTGATCTTTTGCAAGTCCAAAACTCTTTGTCATGCTATAAATGTTCGCCATAGCGTTCATGGCTTCTGACGGGTCGATTCCAAGCAATTGTTCCATCTTATCAATGAAACCGCTCGCTTCGTTTGTCATATCACCCATCGATACGCCAAACATATTAGCCGCTTCGTAGAAGTCGTTAAATTTCGCAACAGCGTTGCCAAGATAATCAGCAATGGCTTTCAGCGAGACGAGCTTTGCCATGTTCCGCATAAAGCCGTTCATCTGATTGGAAAGGCTGAGATAGCTCTTGCGTTGCTTTTCGTTGGCTGCGGTCACACGGTTCGCCTGTGTAACCACCTTACTCAACTGCGGCGGGAGCTTTGCGAAAGCGTTGCCTACCTTGTCGAGCTGAGATGCAAGGGGAGTAAGGGCAGCAGAAATCTTCTGACAAGAGCTTGCAAAAGAATCAAGGTCTGTCGCTTTCAGCTTGTCGGTCAGGTCCGGAACCTTTCCGATCGCATTGAAAGCGCTGCTAAGAGCTTTAAGGTTTGATGCGTCCAAAATGGACAGCGGAGCCAAAGCGTTAGTGAGCTGAGTAATGCTTCCAGACATGGAGTAAAAGTCCACTCCGTTCAAGCCAGACACAGCCGCAGGAATCTTCTTGATTGAATTCACGACCGTGTTGATGCTCTTTGCGCTTGCAGTCGTGTTGACATTGGAAAGCCCATTCAGAAAGCTGGTGATTTTGTCCAGACCAGACATTCCAGCGGATGCCTGTTTCAGCGTTGCAATGGAATCGGCCAGCTTGTCAAGGCTGTTTACAACCTTCGTGACATTGCCCTTTGTGCGCAAATTAGAAATGGCGGTAGCGAGCTTGTCGATATTAAGCTCTGCGCCCTGCGATTCCGCAGAAATCTCTACGGATAAGCTCGTAATATCAACATCAGCCATCACTACCACCATCACTTTCCATCATAGAGAACATCGTTCTCTTGATTCGCTCCTGCGCCTCAACTGCGCGTTGGTATTCATACTCGTCTTTCTCCTTTTGAGTAAGGGGAATCGGCCTATCCATGTACTTGATGGGGCTAGACCCTTTCTTTCGGAACATATTGCCAACCGTAGAGGAAAGCGCAGATGCCATGTAAAAGCCATTTCTCCACGCTTCCGTGTTGGCTCTGCGTTCCCGCAGCTCCTCTGCGTCACGGTAAACTTTCGCCAGCCAGACATCGCCGTACCAAAACTGGTCATAGGTCATGCCGATGGAGATGTAATAGGCTTCTACATCGTGGAACAGCTTGGAGAAGGAGAACGGCTCTCCCTCTTCGTCTGTTTCCTGAGATTGTGCGGTTACACAATCTCCCACGTTGCGTTTTTTGCGGTCTTGTCCTCAGTGTCAGTTGCCAGCAGAGACTTGGAAGCGTCCATGAACATCTCAAGCAGAACGCCCATCAAATCTTCCTTCTCCTCGATGTGCTGGAACATCTCGTCCACGACCTTGCGCTTGATGCCCTTGTTCCGAGCGATGAAAGCGCCGTAGAACAGAGCGCGAGAGTTAGACAGCAGATTGGTCATCTGGGTATACTGGCCAATCTGAAAACCTGCACGCTCGGTAGCTTCCACGCTGTCACGGGTGAAAGTCAGCTCGTAAGTGTTCTTACCATCGGGGGAATGAAAGTTGATAACCTTAGCAGCCATAATAAATGCTCTCCTTTATAAATAGGAGCAGAACCAAATCCGTTGTTCAGTTCTGCCCGGTTTGATTGATTCGATTTTTGCGGTTTAGCCGCCATTGACAGTCATGGTCTCGCTGAACTCGGGCTTCTTGGTGAAAATGCAGTTGATGGTCATTTCAACAACCTCGTCCACGCCAAAGCCGGACAGACCGACCTGATGCATACCCTGCCAAGTGAAACCGGAGCCGTCCTGCATCTTCAGGGCGTAGTACTTCACGGCGTTGCTCTCGGAAGTTTCATCATAGCCAGCTTCCTTGACCTTCTTGTAGTCAGTCTTGTTGTAGTTGGCAGTAAAGGACTTGGTGTCGCTCTGGATGATGCCAAAGATGTTGACCTGCATAGGGTCAGACAGCGTGGTGGCATCCAGAAGGTTAGGCTCGGAGATCAGGTCGGGCACATCCTTGATGTCGCACAGCTTCGTCAGAGCAGTTGCGCTGTCGCCACAATACAGGGTGGTATTCAGACCGGAGATAGCAGTACTCATAGAATGTTTACCTCCTTATTTTCGGTAAATCATTCCGTCCTCTCCGATTGTTGCCCCATAGCTGCAATCAATCCGATAGACGGAATTGTTATACAGCCCATTCAACGGGGCAAACGATTTGCGATAGAACTTTTTGGGTTCGAGAACAGAATCCACGATTCCAACAATAAAGCGTGCTTCTGCACTGCGTCCGGGGTTCTTGTTAGAGTAGACACGCACACGCAGGGAAACGGCGGCGTACTTGCTGTGACCGGCAGAATCAAGATGCACAGGCAAATTGTTGTTTTCCTCTATCTGTACACACGGAAACCTCTTAACAGGGCTGTCATTAATTTCGCTAGTGACGAAGATACCGGGAACTTGCTTTCGCAGTTCCTTAGCAACAGCCGTGTAGATAGAGTTGAAATAATCAATCAACTATTCCAAACCTCCCTCCACGTTGCTTCGACCTGAGAAGCCATTTCCTCAACAGCTCCCCACATAGCCATAGCCGGTTCATTGCCGCTGGTGTAATTCAACTGACCTTTGCCGGGAACGGTATCCACATAGGTTCCAGCATTGCCGGGGTCACCGTAGTAGTACCAACGTTTGCCAGCACCCTTGCCTTGACCGTAGGAGCCATGCGCCCCAACACCGGGCGGTAGTTCACCGCCATATCCGTTGTGATGTGCGCCAGTGCCAAACTCGATAAAGGCAACTGACTTGCCCTCTGCAATGATGGTGCAGGTGTTCCCATTCTGCTCAACACGGCAAGAAACATCGTTGCTACCGGCATATTCTGCATTGGCAAAGCGAACTTTCGCCACATCAAGCCCTTTGTCAGCCAACGCCTTTGCAAACTCCTGCGCCTTTTTGTTCAGGGTGGTCTTGTACTCCTGTATCTGACGTTCCGCATCACGAAGTCCGGCATCGCTCAACCTCACTTTAATTTTCACTTGCAGCCACCTCTTTCAGCGCATACTTCGTGTCTGTGATATGCTCTGCGACTTTGACCACAATGTAATTGAAGGGCTTTGAAATGTCCGTCTGAAACCAGACGCGTGTGCCTTCGTAAAGTGGGGTATTGCGCTTTTTGCTGGACGAACTGACAACGTAGCTATAATCCGTGAACGCGCCGAAAGGGTTTGCTTCCGCAGCGCCAGTAGGCGGGCTGACATTCAGCATCAGCTTTGCGGGGTCACTCCAAGATTCGTATGCGGATTCGCCAGTCTCGTTTCCCCACTCGTCCACAACAGGCGTTTTCTCGCCGACCGGGTTTGAATACCACAGTGGGCGTTTATCCAGCGGGCTACCATTGAACATCAGCCGATAACACCTACTCTCGGAATCACTTCATTCAGCAGAGACTGTGCCACATCAGAGCTTTCCCACACACGAGTAATGCCATTGTTGGTATAGCTCGTCTGTCCGTTTGCGCCGATGTGGTTGTACAGTTCCGCTGCAATGCGTATCTGCAACGACTGATACTGCGAGGGCAACTCGTTCGGCCTGTTGCCGAAAGGGTAGCCCTGTGCAAATATCTTGTCTTTGGCGAAATCAAGCAGCAGGTCGAAGAGTGGGTAGTCCTCGTCCGTGATTTCACGGTCAAGTGCAGGGGCGATGTACTGCCCTAGCTTGATTGCCGCTTCGGAATACTGGTCTCCCATGCTACTTTCCTCCTTTCGCCTTAGTAAGCCTTGATGCAGTACACAGCGTCCATGCGCTCAAAGGACGGCAGGACAATTTCAGAAGCATAGACGTTGGCGTTGACCGGGTGAATGGTCAGCTCAGTAGTGATGGCAACGCCAGTGTTCACGATGGACACGGATGCACCAGACTGGCCGGACAGCAGGTCGGCTTCCTCAGGAGTAGTACCGTACCAAGTGCTGCCAAGAGCGCCGGACGGAGCAACCACCACCATGCCATCGGGCAGATACTTCTCGCTTGCACTGTACTGGTCTGCCTTAAACATCTTGTCATACAGATGGATGGTCAGCCCAGTTGCAGATTCGATAATCTGCCGTGCTTCGGCATCCAGCAGAACGGCGTTTGCCTTTGCGGTGACCGTCATAAACCGATTCTTCACCTCGTCCGCAGCGATCATGTTGCGGAAGGTGGCAGTGTTCATGTACACCTCGGTCACGACCTCGCCAACGCTTGCCAGAACAGCATCCTTTGCGGCGTTCAGGTCAGCAATGGGGGTGGCAGTGGTGACGTTCCACTTGGACTTTGCGACAGAGACTTCCTTGTAGTTGGTGGACTTCCAAGTGCCGTCCGGGTCGTAGTTGTAGGTGTAGTTCACACCGTTTGCCTTGATGGTGATGCCGGGAACGCCATTGGCGGGAGCCAGCAGCTGCCAGATCATACGCTCAGGTACGATGCGTGCGCCAGTGATAAGCTGTGCGGTATCATCGTACAGGCGGTTCATCACGTCACGGGCGTAGGGGTCGTTGCTGTCCAGAACACGCAGGATTTCCTGACGGTCTTTCTCGCCCAGATGGTAGCCCTCGCGGAAGAACGGCATCTCGGTCTCATCGAACTTGAAGCCCTCACGGGTGCGGAACGTAGCCTTTGCGTCAAATGCGCTGGGCATCAGGGACACGCCAACGCCCTTGTGGCCACGCAGCCACTTCAGGTCGAGACCGGCCTTCTTCTTTGCGGGGAACAGTGCGTCAGATGCAAAGGGCATCGCATTGGTGGGGTCATTCGTCCAATAGGCGGCAATCGCAGCCGGGGCAAAGACTTCCTTAAGATTCAGTGCCATGTTGTTTTACCTCCTATTAAGCGTTCACGCTGATGTTGTCACGGCAGAAGATGCCGGGGACGGCGGTCTTGAGTGCCTTGATTGCGTCAGCATCATAGGTGAAGCCAGAGCTTGTAGCTGCCTTCTTGGTGTCAATAACACCACGAATCAGCAGGGAAGCGTTGGGGTTCTCTGCCGGGTCAACGTCATACAGCAGGATGCCGTCAGCGTTGATGGTCTTAGAACCGGTTTCGCCAGCAGCAACAGCTTTCTTGCCAGCCAGCGTCATGGGGTAGCCAGCCTTTACCGCAGCAGTTTCGTCCACGGTAAAGGGAATTGCGGCGTAGTCATTGGAAGCAAGGATGGTATCGTTGATTCCGTTGACCGTGTTTCGGGTAAACTTCATGTTTTCCTCCTTGTTAATGGAAAGCACTCATTGCGTCACTCGATGCCTTAGAAGTATTTGCGTTCTGCTGTGCAAGGCTCTTAGCAAACGCCACGCCCTCACTGTCAGAACCGCCCTTGCCATCCGCACCCGGAGGTGTGGGCATATCCTTCAGCAGAGAAGCCTTGTATGCGGTGTCGTGGGCGGTCATAAACTCCGACTGGAACTTAAACACCTTGTCCATGTCACCGTCAGCCAGTGCAGATGCAGCCTTGTTGGCAAGTTCAGCGTCATAACCCTGTGCAACGAACTTCTCACGGTAAGATGCAAGGGTTTTTTCCTTGACAAGGTTCTCATTGTCGGCAGTCAGGGCTTCAATCTGCTTCTGCATCTCTGCCAGCTTGTCAGCCTGTTCCTGTGCGGCATTCTCGTCATCGGTGCGCTTTGCCTTGAGCTGCTTCTTGTACTCAGCAGCTTCGCCATTGGCTTTCGTCACGGCGTTACGCAGCTTCTCAACCTCTGCGCTAGGGTCTGCAACCTTTTCAAGCGCAGAAATGATTTCATCGGCGGTCATGCCCTCTTTGTAGGCATCACCAAGCAACACATTGAGTTTCATATCGTTAATTTCCTCCTGCGTTTTTTTACCGTTGCTTCCCTGCAACGCTGCGAAATTTGTATCCCGGCTTCCCTGCCGGAATATGCAAAGGCGAAAGCCTTTACTTCCATTCATCAACGATTTCCCAATCGTCGCACGCCATATTTTCCATGGTGTACAAAATATCTTCCGAATCAACAAGATTTACAATCTTGCCATCGTAACAGTGCATTTCGACATAAGGCTTTTTAGAATCTTTAGTCCCTAAGCACCAATAACCAGTCCAATGATGACGCTTGATTTTACGACCTCGTTTAAGAGAAAACAAAGCGCTTGCAAAATTCATTTTTCTCCTCCGTTCTTTGCGTTAGCCTGTTTATTGACCATATTGTTAGCGTCGACAATATGGTCTGTCGGCTGTTTCTGCGGCTTCGGTGCTTTCCCATCCTCGCCCAGCTTGCCAGCGGCAATCAGGAATGGCTTGCTCATTTCGTAAGCAGCCTGCGGGTCAGGGAACAGACCGGGCGTGGTAAACGCCAACTGCGGGTCAATCGGCTGCTGAATCATCTGTGCGAAAATCTGAACCTTGCTCTGCTGGTTGTCGTACTGGCGGCGGGGCAGTTTGATGTTGATGTCACTTGCCATCAGCTTAGAACCAGCCGTGTCACGCAGGATTTTCAACATTACAGACAGGCTTTGGCGTTCAGCGTACTTGAACATATTCTCGTACTGCTGCGCCCTTGCTTCGGTGTGGTTCCAGCCATTGCGAACGATAACCGCACCCACGTTGTCAGACGTTGAGTTCTCGCTGCCGGTGGCACTAGGCATGGCAGTCAGACTGCGATACACGTTCAACATGGAATCAAGCAGGGTCTGGCTCTGCTGCTGGTCAAGCTCGTTTGCAAGCTGCGCGACCGAAGCTGGCTGACCGGAAGATGACTTCAGGCACATTGCGCCCATAGCCTTAACAGCTTTTAAGGCTTCTTCGTCTACAAGGCAGTTAGTAAACACCATGATGGACTGGATGAACTGCGCCACGCCGTCCAAACGGTTGCTTTCAAGGTCGTTGATGGCATCCAACACAGGAATAGCCGGTTCAAACAGACCCATCCGCTCCGGGTTCAGCTTGTATTCGACCATCGGCAACATTCCGAGAGAATGGTTCTCCGATTTCGTAACCTTGCCGTTGTCGATTTCAAAGTACTGGTTTGGCGTATACACGCAAATGAGGTCGTTCAAGTCGCTCTGATAATTGCGTGGGATATGCAGCACGTTGGCAATGGGCTTGTGACCAATGCCAGAGTTGTAAATCACATACGCCATATCTGGGTCGGGAACGTCCACCAGCAGGGGCGTTTCGTCCGGGTAGTTGCCGTTGTACCCCTTGTCAGGAAGAACAATGCGGTATCCCTGTCCGCACTCCAACATCCACTGCCAGAGCCGCCGATCAAGCGCATCCTTGCCCTCATACTGCAAGGCGTTTGACAGGCGGGCGATTTCCTCACCGTCACCAGTTGCCGTTTCAGACCGCACATAAGAGCAAGGAGTGCCACTCATGTAGCCTGTGTAGAAGCCCACGCATTCATTGGCGTGGTTCTCTACAATACGGTTGGTGATTTCAGCGTGGTATTCCTTAGTGCGGTGGAGGACAGGCTGGCTACCCAAGTAGTAGTTGTGCAGAAAGCGAATCTCGTTCTTGTTCAGCAGATGAATAGGCTCTGCCTTGCCCATGACCACTTTCAGCACGTTTGCCCGATTGATTTCCGTCTCCGGCGTTTCAATCGGTCTACGTCCGGTCAGCGGATTATTCAAAAAGCCGTCAACGACTATCTGATACTCAGCCATGCGTTCCTCCTTTCCGGCAAAATAAAAAGCGCAGCAAGACAAACCTGTTAAGGTCTATCTCACTGCGCTTACAACTGCGCTTCAAAAGCTATTCAGTTTTTAAACTTTGGTACGGAAACCCATGTCTCCCTTGGAAGGTTGGAATCTCCAATTGTAATCCAATGGCAAAGAGGGCACAGAAGGGAAAACTTACCTTCCACTTCGCCAAGATAACGTCCGCAATCACACGGATTGCCGTTTGCGTCTTTTCGAGGACGCTTGCATCTAACTTTTGCTACCATCTGTGCTCCTTTCGTTGGATTTCTGGAAACAGGCTGTTGAGCACAGACCTGTCAGAAGCTACTGGGAAACTGTTCGCACTTCCAGCCGTGCTATTCTTCGCCCGAAGAAAACCATTGCAGCCTTTACATTCAGTTTGACGGACAGTCAACGGGTCGGCTGCAATTTTGGTGCTACATAATGGATTTGAACCAATGTATGCTCGGATATGAGCCGAGTGCTCTAACCATACTAAGCTAATGTAGCATAAAAACCCGGCTTGATTGGTTAACCGCTGCTCTTTGCAATGTCATGCCTAACCATTGCATCGAGAGCCGGGAATAGCAGTGGAGGTTTTGGAGAATAAATCCATGCAAAGCTAGGTAGTTGGTTGTGCTGCGTAACGGAATCGAACCGTTGCTTGCCAGCCATGGGGGAGACAGACTGGCATTCCCCAAACAATTGGAAACGCAACATATAAAGTCCGGTGAAGGTGAAAGAGTGAGAAAACCTCCACCGGTGAAAGGAGGAATATGCTTGTTGACACGCACGCGAGTAAAATGACAAAACCCCGCGTGCAAGCTATTCCTTTAAGGGAAGCTGCAAAACTTCCTGCGTACATTATAAGCCTTGTCAAGTGGTGAAATCAAATAAATAGACCCAGCGAATACAATATATTGTGTTTTTAATCAAAAAGGCCTCTTGACAGGCTCAATTTTACTGATTCCGTTGTACAATTCATCGGCAAGCTGTGCCAGACTGTCCGGTGCATCATCGTGCGGAACTTTGCCAAGCTGTGTGAACATCGTCACCTGTTCCATGAACGCCTTGTACTCTTTCGACTGGTGCTTTTCGTCAAGGAAATAAAACCGCTTAATGTCCGGCGCATACTGGATGATTCTTGACAGCTTGCTTTGCCCACTGGGCGCACGTTGGCTGCGGACAGAGCAGTGATAGCCCTGCTGCCGAAGCTGGCTGTCTACCACGTCACAGTATTCGTCGCCACCGTTGTTGGCTTCGCCGCGCACCACGTTGATTTTGTGCTGGATGATTTTGCCCACGACTTCCGGTCTGGTCACGGTCTTATCGCCGTTATTGAACACAAGGTCAGGGATGAACACGGCATCTCCGTACACATAGGCGATAGGGCAGGCCGTGAAGTCTCCGCCGCCCCATGCAATATCCATGACCATGAGCTTGCGATCAGGCTCTCCATCAGGCAAAACGCCGTTAAAATATCGCAGTTCATCGGCAGGGAACAGCAGACCTTCACGCACATAAGGCTTGCCCATGTACTTTGCCCACCATGTTGCATCGTCAATGCTGGCTTTCATGTCGGCATAGTAGGCATCGTCAAACCCAACGCCATAGTCATAATTGAAGTTGCTGTGTCCGTTCTCATCCACCGCAGGAATCACACGGAATCGGTACTTTGGGTTGTCTGCATACTGGTTCTGGATGCGCCCCAGAGGGTCAAGCACGTTCCAGCGTGTACCGACCATCAGTTCCAATGCGCCTTGCTTTTTACGGTCTTTCAGCTGGTTCAGGTAGGCGTCGTACTTGTTGTTCAGGCGCTCAACGTTCAGACTTTCTTCCAAGTCCTCAATCAAGTCATCACTGTACAGAACGCCGCCCTCGCCGATTTCAACAGCACCAGTCAGCGTACCACCAATAGAGCGACAAGTCAGGGTGGGGAAGCGCTTCTTTCGGTTCAAATCAACGCTTTCATCCTTTGCGCTTTTATCCACAAGCTGAACGTCAGGAAAAATTTTGCCCCAGTTATAGGTCACGGGGTCGGTGATAATAGACAGCACTTCGCCGTAGAAGCCATTTGTCAGCTTGTCAGAGTGTCCGCTCATAACCGATGCAACGTCAGGGCGGTTGCCCATCAGCCATGTGATGAAAAAGATGCACAGAGTACTGTTATGGGTTGGAATCAGCCGCTTCCCAGCGCAGTACACGCCACCCTCAACCTGAATGCAGTTGCCCTGCTTCGGCTCGATGCGTTCAAACCCGCAAAACGCCACACGGCGAGGTTTGGAGAACTCCTTTAGCTGCTTGCGAGGAACAACGCAGGGAATAGGGCAGGTAGGATTAAAAGAGATGGAATAGACTGTCAGATTGCCTTTAATGCCACTAGACGATACACGAGGTGGATATTCAACCACACTACATCTCCATCCAAAGGTAGAAACCAGCGTGACAAAATCATCTCTCATTTTCGGCTCTGTGGTAGAAAAAGCGTACCGATGCTCTTTTACTCGTAACGTACCGTCTGTATCGAGCAGACCAGCAAGCAATTCCATACGCTGTGCAATGCTGGCTGTAAAGTATTCTTCTGGGATATGCTTCACGCAGCGGCGGTGACTATGGCACATATCGCCTTTTTGAAGTGCTTGTCGCAAACCAGAGAATCCGTAGTACTCAACACCGGTGTCCTTGTGAACCGTATGCCAACTAACCGGGTATCCATCGTTAATGACGCGCTCGACAATCACTCGATCACAAGGAGGTTCACAAATATCCGGGTGCTGATTGCGACCATCGCCAAGCCATGCGCCCAATGTGTACGGCTCAACAGGCAGTTTCTTATATTCTCCCTCGACAAAATTTTTGAACGGAACCTGATAGCAGAATCTTATACCGTCCTTCGTGTCTGCAACATAATCCTCCATCATCCGCTTAGTTTCGACCACATCAAATCCGTTCTTATGACGGTTAAATACAGGCCACTCATGGTTTTCATGGCAGTCAATGTATGTGCCGTCAGAGAAATGGCAACGCACATTAAGCTGGCACTTAGGCGAAATGGCCAGTACCTTTACAAACTGACCTTTCGGGCTGATAACTTCATCACCGACCTGCAAATCGCCGTGATTCTTCCAGCCGTTTCGTGTAAGAATTGGCGTATCATCGCTCAAGGCCTTGCCAACGCGAGCCGGAAGACTAACTCCCAAGAAGTCAATTCGCTTATAAAACAAGTCCTCTAGGTCATCTGCCAGCACTTTCAAAACCCTGCGTCTCGGCTGATAGAACTTCTTCTCCGGCGCACGATTCCATTCAAGGTAGATGCAATAGCTGTCAAACACATCCTTTGCTTCAAACAGGTACGTCCGGCCGATAATGTCATAGACCTTCGCCACGTCCTCGCCTGTTTTCATCTTGCCCATCATGGCTGCACAGACAGAACGCAACTCACCAGAGTATTTGTAGGCATCAAACCTCTTGTCTTGCGGCAGAGCGTCTCTCAGGTTCACCACCGCCTGAAACCAGTCCTCATAGACCTGTGCTTCGGTCGGATTCTGCTTTGCATACGCTTTGATGCTGTCAATGATGGCGATACACTGCTTTGGCTGCATAAAAAATAGGCACCCCCTACCTGAAAATGTAAAGAGTGCCTACAACTGCACAAAAATCAAATATTCGGTTTTATAATTTCATTTCAGAAAATTATTTACTAAAACCCATCTTAATAAATGGGTTGCACAGTTTATTTTACTTCTTCTGCAAGCTGGTTGAGCCTGCGTTTCAGCTCGTCTGCATCGTAGTACAAAGCGTCTGCGATGGCATTGAGAATATCGGACTTGTCGGTGTAATCGCACAGCGTTTCAATGAGTTTCAAGCTCTGCTCTGACAATTTTACAGTTTTCATGTCGCTTTTCCTTTCTCATTCGGTTTTATTCTGGATTGCGAACAACGTCACCTGTTCTGTTCAGCAATCCGATACCATGTCTGGCGGGTTACGCCAAGCTGCTATCATCTTCTTTTTCTATAAGGGTCAGGCCATTCTTTAACTGGCGTTACATACGAAGTAGTGTCCGTTCCGGGAATGTATCCGTTTTCAAGCCACCATTCTTTTATATAACGCTTTTTGTTTTCTGGCGCAGTTGGAAACGTGAGTGCTTCTTTTGGTGTGCATCCAATTTCGATTCTCTTGTTTGCTTTTGAAACATTCATCTTATGTTCCTTGCACCATTGGGATCTGGATTTTGTAACGCCATCAATCGTCCAACACTCGTTAGCGTACACATAATCCACTTTTTCATTTACATATTCAGGAACAGATGATGCGCCGCCGCCATATAACCATTTTTCTATAGAATCCAACGCTTCGACAGATTCTTTATAGCGTTTTTTCAGTTCCACATACTCTCTTTGCATCGGTGTTCTTTTTTGCCACTCATCAGGTATATGTCTAAGCTCGTAAATCTCCATCTGAGAAAGGGTGTCTTTTTCATTCGTAAGCCTTGCTCCGTGAAGTTGGCATTCCCAAATCGCAAGCTTTTCAATGTCTGCCGCAAAATACTTCGTACTCCATTTGGACAATATCACGATTTTAGAATTGCATTTTGCGTAGTGTTCCTTAAATGCTTCATTTCTATTTTTCTTGTCTCGTATTCTTCCAGAATTCCCCATCCCAACATAGTAAATCTCTCCCATGCTATCAACAAAAAGATAGACGAGATATTCTCCAGCACTATAAATTTCATTAGAATAATCGGCAGCAAAATTAAAAACATACCCACGATCAAAGCTGTTTTCCGTTCTTTCTCTTGCATCCCAGACATGTTCTTTTACTTGGTCTGAAAACTCTTTTCTTGCTTTTGGCCCAGCGTACCGCATCCAATCGCTTACCATGCGTGTAATAAAGAAGTAATCCATGCTCTTGTAAAATTCCTTTATCTTCTCCTTTGGTGTTGTGTTCCCCCAAAAGAAATGATATAATACTTATGTACTATCATCCTGTTGAGGGATTGGTGGTTCTTGTTTGTAGCAGCGGCCTGTGGTGGGTCGCTGCTTTTTTTATTTTTCTTCTTTGTTGGCATACTTGCGTGTGGTGGCCGCATCAGTGATACCATACTTTTCACGATACTTTTTGACCGTGCGCCAGAACGTAGCAGATTTCAGCCCAAGTTCGTTCATCATAATCTTCGGCGTGGTCTTTCCGTTCTGCCAGTCATTATAAAGCTGCCTGAACTTCTCTTCGTCTACTTCGACAGGCTTTCTACCCTTATACTTTCCTTCTGCCTTTGCGATTTCAATTCCCTCCTTCTGCCGTGCCAACATTGTTTCGCGTTCCAGTTGTGCCAGAGCCGCAAACACGGTCAGCATAAATTTTCCGTTAGGCGTAGAAGTGTCGATGTTCTCTTTCTGGCTGACGAACTTTACATTCTTTTTTTCAAGTTCTTCAACGATTTCCAGAAGGTCTTTCGTGGAACGAGCCAGACGGCTGAAACTCTCGATCACAAGAGTATCGCCCTCACGAACAAACGCCAGCATCTCTTTCAACTGCGGGCGATCAGTGTTCTTTCCGCTCATTTTATCAATGAACACCTTTTCAACGCCAAGCTGTTCCATAATGACTTCCTGACGAGCCGTATTTTGCCCGGCTGTCGAAACTCTTACATACCCAACTTTCATTTTTGCGTCCTCTCTTTCTATCACAGATTATATCATATTTTGATAGTACTGTCAATAGAGTTTTGATAGTACGGAGAACAAAAATATAGCCAGCAGTTAGAGAACATCTAGCCGCTGGCTTTTTATGTTACATTTGAATCGCTACGATTTCCCACGAAGAATAATTGGAAAATCCAGAATAGGGGTGAATTTCAAAGTTCTTCGTCTCTCCCGGTTGGATGTCCAAGACATAATCAATATCTCCGCACACGGGAACTTCTTCACCGTTCTCATCTTTCATCTTATACAGAACGATGACCTTTGCGTTTGTCTTGTATGCGCTGTTATTAGTCACTTTTCCGGTGAATCTTGTTTCATAACCACTACCACGCTTTGAAGTATTGGTGACAGCCAGTTCTCCGGCTCTTAAAACTTCTTTTCCAGCACTCGGCTGATAGTTATAGTCCTGAGTCGAAACAGACATTTCGATACCAGCTGGGATAGCTCCGTCATACTCGTATGTAAAGTATCCAGCATACCAATAAGAATCATTTTCCGCAACCCAGTCCAAATATTCATCGTCTGTTTTGATTACGGAGCCATCCTCTGCAACGACTGCAATTTCAATATGTGGAAACCATGCTGCAAGATTTTTGTTGGTATTCTCGATTTCAAGAGCATAAGAAATATAAATCGTGCTACCATCACGCCACGCATAAAACCCATGGTTCTTAATGCCTAACGGTTCATACTGCGTTGCATTTGTCTGCTCAAGTTCAATAAGACCAGACCATTCATCAGGCTTTGCAGTTGCCATTGCGCTAATAGGCATAGCAAGCATCATAGCCGCTGCTAGAGCCGCCGCAATGATTCTCTTTCTCATTTTTGATTCTTCCTTTCTTTGGCCAGAATTTTATATAACGTTTGAAATACCATGTGCTATAAGATACACACCAAAAGCCAAAAGAGCGGCGCCCACAATGATGATCCATATCGATGCAGCTATCTTTTCGTTCTTTTCGCGTCTTTCTTTATTCTTGTCATTCTTTTGGTTCATTGCATATTCCTCCTTTGTGATACCACAAAGCGATTATAGCACAATCTAGGCTCCGAAAGGGGTCTTTTTGTATTTTTTGGAATTTTTGGAGACTTGCACAATCAGATGGATGCCGTTTTGTAAAGGTGGGGTGGGTCTTTTTTTATTTTTTCGGTGGTTGAGAGACTGACCGGGCGGGGCTGGGCGGCGGCTGTATACCCCGCCGGTGGAGACCCCAGCCCCCAGCGCACCCGGAACGGCTGCGCACGACAGGCAGCAGCGCAGGCCGTGCCAGATGCAAAACAGACCACGCAAGGTAAGGCACACACGCCCGGACGCTGGACACGCTGCACGCTCTGCACCCGATACCAGACAGGCCGCGCGGGGCAAATCGGGGCGGCGGCGGGGCTGGAGGGCGTGCAACTCCTCTATCATGCGTATTATGATAGCTCTATCGCAGGCATGGTATATTGATAGCAATATGAACAAATATCACAAGGATATTTTGTTGTTTCTTGTGATAGTAAATTGCTATCTATCTATTGACATATAACCCTATTGATAGTATAATAGGGGCACAAACAAGAACAAACCACATTGAACCAAAACAGGAGGACAAAAACCATGAAAACCACATTGAAAGATATTCGCCGTTATGTTGCTACCAACGCCGCAACCGACTTGACCAAAAAGAGCTTTTCGGAGATTGACGCCATTCGCGTTGCAGAATGCGGGTTTGATACCATCGCATACAGCACCGGTATTTACGGTGTTACGGGCGTATTGGTAAAGGGCAACACCACCGGCAAACTGTATGCCGTCACCGCGCGCACGTCTGCACTGTTTCAAGTTATGTAATAGGAGGCACAAGCAATGATTACTCTTGACTTTTCCCAGTGGGCAGCCCTCTGGTACGTTGGCGGCATGATTAGCGGCGCACTTGTAATGATCGCTATTTTAAACAGCTGAAGGGGGGCACACAAAATGACATACACGGCAAATAAAAAAGCATACGGTCTGTTGGAATCCCTTGCATATTGGATGGCTGAGGTCTCCTATTGCAGGGAAAAAGACCCTGACGATATCGGATTTTTAGACAAGGCAGACAAAACCATTCATTTTTTGTTTGGTCAGCTTGACCGAGCGGGCGTCCCGTTTTGGGCGCAAAACTCAGCGCTTGCAATCGGTGAGAATTGGAGAGAATACGAACGGCGCAACCTCAACGTATTATTCGAGAACAAAGGAATTTTGGAGGGCTAAAAAATGACGTTGTTTGAAGAAAAAGTAAACGCATACCGCGAAAACAAGCGGTTGATTGAAGAGCTTGAAGCAATGAACGACGCTGTAAAGGCTGAAATTATTAACATGATGCACGGCGCGCCCGAAATGGTGCAGGGCACTGCAAAGGCCATTTATAAGGACGTGCAGAGCGTCCGACTTGATAGCAAGCTTCTCAAGACGCTACACCCGGACGTATACGCCGAGTGCAGCAGCAAAACCAGCTACAAACGTTTTAGTGTGGTATAAGGGGGTGCGACAAGTGATATTATCCTGTATCCTGTTTTTCTTTTGGTTTTTCTCTGCGTTGTTTAAAGCGTCCAAATAAGAAACATTCCACCCGGTCAGAAATGGCCGGGCTTTTCTTTTGCCTTGCATCTGTTGAGGGTGCAGGGCTTTTGTTTTGCCCTGCTGCAATACGAACACACACAAGCGTTTACAGCGCGTTTTTCATCGTAAATGCAACTATACCGCCCACGCCGTAAAACAGCGCACAGGGATTTACAGTGGCTTTTTCTGCTATTCGCCGTGTTTTGCCCCTGCTGTTTGGCTGTGCATCCGGCTATACTACACCGCCTGCGCAACGCTGGAGCGCATCACAGCGCCGCAACACCTCCACCGATACCAGATACCACCGCCGCGCCGGACGCTGTACAGCTCAGCACAGCCGCCCTATTATAATAAGGTATATAAGAGGAGCGCAGACCATGCAAGCCCGGCGGCTTACGATCTGGTAACGGGTCAACCCGGCGCCCTCCACCCGGCGGGGCAGTCCAGCGGCAGGGGGGCACGGCGGCGCGGAACCATTGACGGCTGCCGCCGTATCTCTTTTCGGGCTTTCGCCCGATAGCCAATAAGAGCGAGCAATAGTCGTAGCGTTCCGGCTGGAATAGTCGTAGTTTCTCCAATAAAATAGTCGTGGAATAGTCGTAAAGTCGTCAGACGACTTGCTTTTGAAAGTCCTATATATAGTATAGTAACGGTCAGTCAGCCGATAGTCGTAGAGTAATAGTCGTAGTGTTTTCTTGCGATCCTTCGTCAAAAAGTCGCGTATTTTTTGTATGAAATAGTCGTTCGCCTTTTAGGAAAAGAGAGATGCGATAGTCGCTAAGTCATCCGACCCCTCCCAAAATCACCTCTCGTTCCAATTTCGCATAATATATTCCTCCGCTAGTTATATTTACTTCGCATAATAACCGTACTTATTATAGTATACAGATATATTTACTCCCGATAATCACGGATTATTTCGTATAATAACTCGTACCATCCGATTCAGTCCGTTCCTGCTCGATTTAATTCCCAGTAACGTACTATGATATCATATTCAATCCATAGCATTCTACTAGGAATAATCAATGCAACATTTCTACATATTAAATCAACTACAAAATAAAGTCAATTCTCCATGTGAAATAGTCGTAGACAATCCGCAAGTCAAAATCTCACGCTAGTTCTCGCCTACGGTCTGCTCTGCTGGTTAACGGTGTAGCTTTTGGAGATAGAGGGTTGTAGGGGGGAAAAGGCCCTTTTCAAAACATCTGGTTTTTGTTTTCGGTTGTCGCAGTTGTCGCACCATTTTGGCGTGGGGGACTCAAACAATTTATTTGTTTGAGGGGGGGAGTTAGGGGGATTATAGGGGGTAATAGGGGTTGTAGGGGAAAGAGGGGGAAGAAAGGGGGGAAGATTGGATGCAAACGCATCATGTGTATCCATTTGCATGCAAACGCATCACGCTGATAGTCGTAGCCATATCAGTCCAAACGCCACTCGATCGAGACGGTTTCTGCTCAAAATCAGACCTTGCCGTTTTCTCTCGATAAATAACAAGAGAAAAAAGCACGGAATAGTCGCAGAGGGTAGTTTTACCACCTGATACCATTCCATGCTTTTCATTCCGTTTGTTAATTGGTGATTATAGCGGAGATTTGAATTCTGCTGTCTGCTTGCATCTTGCGCATACGCTCCGCAGCCGCTTCTTTCTGTTCGTCCGTCATAATTCTTGTGGTCGCAAACCGCACAAGGCGTTTGGGCATCTCATACCACTTGCCGTCCTTGTCCTGCTTGACCGGCTTGTACGATGCAGGCTCACGTTCGCACAGCTTGTCAAGCTTGCGCATATACACCGGGTCAGCGGTATAAACCGATGCAGTATCTTCCGCTGCATTGAAGTTGACGATGGTCTCTTGTTCCAGTCGAGTGATGTTCATAATCGTTTTCCTCCGTTTGTTGATTGATAAAAAATATTTATTGGGTTCAGGCGGTAGCTTTATCGCCCAGACCCCGTTATCTGTTTTTCTTGCCTATTCTACTGTGACGATACGAGCGCAGAAGCAATGTTACATCCACACGCATTCTTTGAACTGCTGTGTTTCCATCTGAAACGTGATGTCCAGTGTCCCCACGTTGCCTTCTTTGTTCTTCTCAAGTGCAAAGTGATAATGTGGCTCCGGTCGCTTTTTCGTGGACACGTTCTGTGCCAGTAGGATAATTGCATCTGCGTCCTGCTCGATTTGCCCGGATTCTCGCAAGTCTGCGGCGGTCGGTGGGATACCAGCTCTTGCGGTCTCTCGATTGAGCTGTGCAAGTGCCACCACCAACGTTCCTGTGGACTGTGCGAACTCATGCAATGCCATGCTTATTTCTGTGACGGCACTGTATCGGTCTTTTGCTCCGGCTTGATGAATAAGCTGCAAATAGTCGATGAAAACCACTTTGGCTTGCATTCTGATGGACTGTGTTCTAATCCACCCAACGCTCTTACCAGCGGCAGAGCGGACAAATAGCGGATATTTCTTGATGGCTGCCAGTCGATCAAGCTCATCAATGCTGACGGTCTTGTTTTTGACCGTGTGTAGCGGTACGCCTAGCTGATTTGCGATAATACGAGCGTAGAGCGTGTCTGGGTCGGTCTCTAGGCTAAAATATGCCACCTTGCGTCCGTTCTTGGCTATTTCACAGGCAAGTTGCAGGGATAGAGCGGTCTTACCGGCAGACGGTCTGCCGCCGATCACAACGAAGTTTCCCGGCACAAGATGTAAGTTGTTATCCAGCACTCTAAGCCCTGTGCTGATATACTCCGGTTTATCATCCAGCTTGCGGATGTAATTGTCTATGCCGTCACACATGGGTATAAAGTCGCTTCTCTCGGTGTGCAGATTGATTGCTTCGCCTAGCTGCTCATAAATGCCCGTCAGGTCTGCGTATCTGGTCGAGCCATCAACGATTTTGAACGCAATCTCTCTGGCTCTGGACAATGCTGCCTGTTCCTTGACGATTCCAGTCCATCCAAGCATCATGTCATGGGTGACGTTTCGGATGAACTCTGCTCCGAAGGCATCCAGACATTCACCCATTGCTTTCTTGCAGTTATCGTACCGCCCCATAACTTCTACCGGGTTCCATTTGTCGTTGTGTTCCCAATAGCCGCGAATGGCAGCGAATGTATCACGCAGTTCTGGGCAAAAATCGTCGATTTTAAGGTCTTGCAGCACATCGGCATACTCAGAGAACGTGAGGACTGCCCCCAGCAGGATGTATTGGGTCTGATTTTCAATATTCACCGCAGAAAGTCTCCTTCGTCAGGCAATTCAGCCATTGTCTGCTGATAGCCGCCGTTCCAGTCTTTCACGTTACGCATCCAGTTCCGTGCAGCAGCTTTCCAGTCCTTCATAGGCGACTTTCCGACCTTCCAGCCATTTGCCGTGAAGTGGTCAACAAACCGCTCTGCTTCCGATTCCATGTAACCCTTCTCTGAAAAGTATTCTCTTGCTTGCTCGACAGTCGGTGCTTTGAAGCGTTTTACTTCGTTGGTATTTTTCTTTTCACATTTTTCTTTTTTATCAGATTCAGATACAGATTCAGATACAGATAAGGCATCGTTTGCATCCATTTGCATATTTTGCATACCAGCGTATGCGTTTGCATCATTGGTATTCGTTTGTATGCATTTGCATTTTTCATCGTTCCAACGCTTATTTGCGCTCCGCCTGTTTTTCTCAATTCGCTCTTGCCTTTTCTGCGCATTCATATCATCAAACGCCTTAACGACTTTCCAGAGCATCCGCATAGCACGATCGTTGTCGTATGATGGCTCAAGTCCGGTCTCAACGTATTGTGCGTAGTTGCGGACGAATGCTCCAAATTCCTCGTCTGTCAGCTCGTCCATCGCATGAACGTGTTCCAGCAGAAGAATCATTGATGTTCTCGGCTTGTGTTCCTGCTCCATATTCAGTCCTCTTTGTAGCGTTTGTTCCACGCTTCGATGGCTTTTTCTTCACTAATCGCATCGGATGTCTCAACTCCACAATTATTGCACATTACAAAATAAGTCATACCGTATCCAAACGGACGAATCAATTCTATTTTGGGCGGTTTTGCACCACAAAACGGACATCTCTTGAGCTCTTCCATTTTTAATTCTCCTCAGAATGGGCGCTCAGCGCCAGATTCACACAGCCAACCTTCGCCCGGAATGTTGACTATCTCATAATACTGCCGTGCAACGTAGATTGTTTTCTGCCCATCCTCAGCAATCAGACCGACAATCAGATAGTTACCAGCAGCCATAAAGAACCAAGGGTTGCTCTTGTAGGTCTTGCCCTTCATCCAGTTCTTCATTCTGTTCACGGCTTTTTCAATGTCCTTGTCGGGGCAGTCCGGGTTGTCGTACGCAAAGAAATCCTCAGGAAATTTAAGCTTTTTCACTTTCTAAATCCCTCTCTCGTTCTCGTGATTCTCTTATGCTCCTTGACAGGCCTTGCGCCTTTGCCGTACGCTGGGCGGATATGTTTTGCCTTGATATATCCACAAGGCGGCTTCGGCCCAAAGTCGAAAAAGCTCAAGTCCATAACGATGATGCCAAACTTCTTGTTCGTCATATTTGTTCCTCCGGCATATCAGGTGCAAACATCCAATGTGTCACAATGTAATTGTTTGGGTTTAATTTATCGTGCCATTCATCTGCCCATGTATTTATTCCATACGCTGGAGTGTAATATCCAAATATCATGTATCGCCCATATTCATTTTTTCTTGGGCAAATATTGCTCACCATAAGAATTAGTTTGGAAGCGTATGAAGGGGGCATGCAGTCTTTTGTAGAGTGCCATACATAATTATTCATGTTCATCGCCTACATTATTTTACTACGGTTCCATACTTTTTTATCGATTCATAAAACTCTTTATAAGATTTCAAATCAATGGGTTTGTCATATCCTTGAGATTTCCATTTTTTAAGCATGTATTGCGTTTTGTTAGATTCGATGGCTCTTCTATTCTTTATATGCCAATAACAAATACTCCTTGATCTTTTATGGGAGTAGCCAAGTCCCATAAGCTTTTTAATAAATGTTCTTCTTGTCATATTTATTCCTCCACAGGCGGTTCTGGCATGTACGCCCAATATTCAATTTTCGAGTGATGTAAACAGTATCCATTATCGTCCATCCAATCAAATTCTGGCATTCCATGTCGAAGGTCTTTTACAAGCCCTCCGCACGATACACCTCTGTTTACTGCCCCTTTGAAAAAATCGAAATACACCCCAGACAGCAAAAGCCTTTCGGATGAAAAGTAGCCATTCCCATTATCAAACAATGGCGGGTATCCTTCTTTTTTAAGAGAATGCCAAACAATTTTGCTCTCCATACATACCACCTCACACCATCGGAAACGCCATCCAATGCGTCACCGTCACATCTTTCGGCAGTCTCTCGCCTATCTCATCCCAGAACTGGCCGTCTGCATAACAGCCGAGAAAGTACACTGTTGGTGAGATTCCTTGCAACATTTTTCCATCTTTATCACGCCACGTTGTCTTAGTCGCAAGCAACAAAGGCTGCGTCCGCTCTCGTGGCGGTTCGCTTGCTGGATGCCAAAGTGTGTTAGCCATTGTTATACCCCGCAGCGGCAAGAACGACTACATATCCAATTAAGAAAATAGCAACATTGAGAACCGCACAAGCAACAACCTTGATAACGGTGCTGTCAATATATTCATCCAAAGTTTCCCAAAGGATATATCGTTCAAACAGATAAATGGGAGATACAAACAACATACCAACCATCGTTGTCAAAACGATGCCTAAAGCGACTTCATATATCGGCATTGACTTTTCTCCCTTCAATCCCCATCCCGCACGCCGTCAGGGCGCATCTTTGCAAACGCAAGCAAACCGTACAGGGCACGTTTGGCGTTGCCCTCTGTGGCGTGCCAGTAGTCGTTGTCGTCAACATCGTCACCTAATGCAGAAATAGCCTTTTCAAGCATCGGGATGCTTTCTGCGCCTGTTTTGCCATAGATGGAGCGGATGCCATTGCTACCCAACACATCATCACGACGAAAGTACTTTCCATAATTATAGGTGATATTAAGCCACAGTTCCTTTGTTCCTACAATGGAACGAGTGCCACCAGCAACAAAGTGTATATCATCCACTTCAAGTGTTTCGTGCGTTACTGGGTCGCATAGTGAAATATCATAGCTCATTTCCTCATCCTTTCGCCAGCCATACAGCCAAAAATCCACCGCAAAAGACAACGGCGTTGATAGTCGCCATTATTATCGCATGAATAATTGTTGAGCGTTCTGGATGCTTCCGTGACCATTCAATTGAAATGCTATCGGTCATATCCCAAAGAAACATTTCAAAAAGCGTAATAAAGCCTCCAACGAATAATGTTATAATTGACCCAAGAACAAATATGGCGAGCGTATCTTTAGTTGTCATTTTCTCTTTTCTCCCATTCCTTACATCCACGTTCATCCCACACGAAGTCTGCAACGTGTTCTGACTGGTCGCTTACACATACGCCCTCCGGCTCTGCGTACCATTTGCAAGAGCCACAGGACGGCTCAGATTTGTTCTCACAGGATTCTGCCGTACATCGGATAGATTTGCCAGCAGAGAACTGCTTGATTCCCATGCAAGAGCAATGTTCGGTGGTGCAGTAGAAGTTCATCCGATTTTCCTCCAACCAATTAACTCGCAGACACCAATCGTTACAGGGTCGCATCTGCGAATAACTATGTCCCCTGTTCTTTGTTCCTCGATAGACGGTCTGTAGACAAACCCTTTTTCTTTTGATTCAAAAACTCCATCGAGAATGTTCTCCGGCAAAATTAAAAATCCATCAGAATCTAAGATGGCATTGCATTGCTTACATTTATAGACGCAAACTTTTTTCATCTTCTTTGTCCTCTCTTTCCTCTGTTGAACCGCCCGATCACTCGCTTGTACTCTGCATAGCACTCTGGGCACAGGTCGCCTGTGTCCCTGCGCCACTCCCAGCCCTTGAAGTATTCGTCAGGGTTCATCATCCTGCCGCCCATAACTGCTCCGCAGCGGTCGCATACTCGCTTGTGGTAGATTCCTCTGTCAGTTTGCATTAGTAAAAATACTCCTCTTCCAATTTTAAGTCGCAAGGGTCAAGATAATAGTTTTTACCTTTGTAGTTGCAAAGGTAATACGTTCCATAAAGATTTTCGATTCTCTTGACAAGTTCTACTTTTGCTCCGGCTGGAATCCTCTCTTTACCTTGAGCAATATGTGTTTTCCAATCTTCGTCCTCTAACTCTCTTTTCGTAACAAAAACAACCATTGCTTATTTCTCCTCCCCAACATCCTTGAATAGGATTTCTTTGTCAGCTTTCCAGTCTTTGATTTTGCACGGAATGTCCGAGCCGGGCACGGTCTTTTTCAGCCCATCCATCTGCCAGACGTTCCATGAGATGATGTCTGCGATACAGTCAAGAAAAATGGGCATACAGCCGATTTCCAACCTTTTAGCATCGAACCGATACCTAAAATTTTCAATCAGCGTCAGGAACAGGTTACACCTTGCCAGCAAGAGATTGTCTCCCTGCCACTCATAGCCGTATGTCGATGCGTAGGCATTGATTGCCCAGCACATCCACATATCGTAGTCATGGAACTGCTCTGCCAGAACATTCAGCTTCCTATCCAGCAGACCGATTCTGTCCGGCACGGCAATCATCTGCCCTGTTGTGGTATCGTATCGGCTTGTCAGGAACGGTGCTTCTCCACAGGTTACTTCAAGACAAGTCTTGTTGATGTACTCCTTCCAGTCCTCGCCCACCAAGTCCTTCTCTACAACGTCTGCCATCTTCTTGCAAACCCAAGTCGGAGTAAACACTTCTGCTTTCTTGCTGGTGCGCTTCTTCTGGTCTGCCAGCCGTTTCTGCACACGAGGGACAAGCTGAACCTTGTCTAACTGTTCCAGTGTGATTTCATCTGCAAAGCCTACGCCCAGTTCAGGCGGTGGCTCTGTCGCCCAGATGATGTTTTTGCCTGTCGTGTGGTCTTGCAAGAGGACAGGCAGGAACGTGCGTAGGGATTGGTCGGAGAAGTCAATTAAAGTTTCCATTGGTCAGCCCTCACCATGATTTTGTTCTTCTCTTTCAGCCAGTCCTTGACGCAATGAAAGCAATGCTCACGGTTCTGGCAACGCTCCGGGTCACGATGCTTGATAAGCTCGCAGATACCCGGCGTAAAGTTTTCTGTGATGTCCTCGTCCGTCATGGAGCGGATAAAATCGCCGTTAGTCATGTTCCTCCACCTCTCTGTACTCCACGTCAATCCCTTTCGGCAAAGCCGTCTGGTACTTCTGTGCCAACTGTTCTGCGCTCTGGGCATCGCCCAACGGCTGTTCAGGCGGCGCAACGGTGACTTCCACGTTGTCACGCATACCAAAGTAGTTCTTGGCTCGGAAAATCCACTCTGCCGGGTTTTCCTGACCGTACATACCGTTGTATGCCCACATGGACTGCATTTGCAGAATCAGCTTTAAGATGTACTTCTGCTGCAAGCTGTCGTCACGGCGCTTGCCAGCCATAATCTGCTTCAGGCTCACCCATTCGATGCCCAGCACCAGTGCAATCCATTCCACAACAGGGGAAATTCTGGCTTCGATGCAAGCGTCAAAGAAGAAGTCAAGGCGCTGCTGTACTTCAATCGGGTTGTTCATGTCCACGCTCGGAAGGTCGCCAAAATACTTGGCTGCAATCATGCCGATGACTTTCTTGTCCTCTTCATCACCGATTCTCGACTGCAAATCACCAGTGCTCATCATCTTCGACTTCTCGATAGCCAACTCTTGCTGTTCTTTCACCTTTTTACTCACCTGTGAGCGGATAGACTTCCGTTTGTTAAGCATCTGTTGTTTTTTCTTCTCACGCTCTTTCTCGCGCTTCGCAGCGGCTTCTTCTTTCGCCTTTTGAGCACGTTTCTCACGCTTTTTCTTTTCAGCTTCGGTCAGCGGCGGTCTGCCACGACCACGCTTCGGGGGTGTTGCCATGTGTCAGACCTCCTTTGGTGGCTTTGGGAACGGCATCCAATGGGTGACATTTTCAAAAGACACACATTCCCTTGCTTCGCACCAATAGCCGCTAGAACCAAAAAATGCAACCCAAATTCCAGCCTTTTCATCATAAGCGAGAACATAATCGCTCATGTAATCGTCCTTCGGAACATCAGGAAGTCTATCTTCAACACTAATCCATTCGTTCACGTTCTCACCTCTTCATGTTCATTCCGATTACGCCCAGCTTCTGTGCAATTATCCAGACTACACAGCGGCAGTCCCGCTTATTCCACCATGCGCACTTCTCTTTTTCGCATACGCACCGACCAAGCGGATTGCTGGTCATTTTCATCGGGCAGTAAAGTTCGTTATCCATCATCATTTACCTCAACCAAATAATTAGCGCAAATGCAGTTGAAAGCACCATACTTGCCAGAATACATACCATTAGCAACCAATCGTCATCATGCCAATCTATTCTGGTTGTCATATAGGCAGAAATCATAATCAGTGCAACAAGTGGCAAGCAAAGTGCTTTCAAAATGATGTTCGCCATTCTTATTTCCACCCCATCACAACAGCCGTACAAACGGCCAGGCACACGTTGACGAACAACCAGACGAGCATTGCCTGACGTTCTTCAAACAGGTTGTCTGCCATGTTCTTGATTGTTCGTTCGGACTGAACTACCACCGATAGCAGAACTAGGCAGACCAGCCAGCGAGTTACAAATTCAAACATTGTTATCCTCCATCAAATCGTCCATGCTTAACTGACCATTTACGTTGTCATCTTCCATCCACCAGCGAAAAACGTCCACGCCGGTCTGCCAGTCGCACTGCAAACCTTTTACTTTTCTGATATT